CTGTGAATCTGTTCCAATATGAACCTCAACGTATGGACATTCGTTTAAAACATCCAAGGTGTGAGATACCACATCTACTGATTCGCCCTGTACCGTTCTAAATACTCTGTTCATACTATCTATTTTTTTGTGGGGCTGACGGGTATCGAACCCATTCCTCTGGATTTTCAGTCCAGCGCAATCACCTGATCTGCCACAACCCCTTATTTAATTTGAAATGCGTGTTTCATAATTTTTCTTTTTTTGGTTGAATCTTCATAATTACCATGTACGATCCCATCTTTAATGGTAAAAGCGTGACCATCAACCAACACAAAAAATGTTCCGAATGGTTTTTCTTTTATAAATGTCCCAACGGTCATTTGTCTATTAACTTTTTTACCTTTTACTTTAACCATATAATCCAAAGTATATACTTTGTGGTTTGCTATCGTTTTGGGAGTCCCAATTGGCTTAATCTTCTTATAGTTTATTTGAGTTTGTTTTTTTGCCAACTTAACCATTGTAAAAACGGTACCATAAGTACCACAATAATCTTTTCTCCCAAACTTTTCTTTAACGTATTTGTGGGCCTTATCATAAGGGATTTCAAATGCCGATGCAAATGCCCTCACAACACAATCGTTTTTTTCTTTTTTCGCAATTTCGGAATCCTGATAACCAATGATTCCAACGTTATTTGAACAGTATGGTAAATTTGTTTTCATAAGACAAAGATACAAATTTCTTTTTAAACTGCCAAATTTAATTTCTTCAGGGAGAACTCGGTTGGGGTATCCTAACGGTTGTACCCCCAACACTTGTCTCCCGTCCTATGCACGCCCCCAAGGTTTCGAACCCTGACCGATGGGTTTGGAATCCATCATGCTACCGTTACACCAGAGACGCGTATGATAAACCTATTTTTGCTACGATAAACTAACAAAGTTTAGTGTAGCAATTTTTAGTTTATTGTACCCCCTCAGAGATTCGAACTCCGACCTGACACCTTAGAAGAGTGTTGTACTTCCGTTATACGAAAGGGGTAAATAAAAGATGATGAATGACTTTATCAGGAATCTGGGATTCGTATTTCTACGACGCTTCACACACCATAAGAGAGTTGAGCATTATTACTTGTCCTTAGTGTGTACCCTTGCGACACGTCTCTCCACGTCTATCATTCTACGCATTGTATCATCTTTTGTACCTTCGGCGAGATTCAAACTCACATCTTACGGGTCGTAACCGTAGGTTCTATTCTATTTAACTACGAAGGTATGTTGTGTGTATGATGGGGGTCGAACCCATGACCTCTTGAATCACAATCAAGCACTCTGCCAACTGAGCTACATACACCATGTAAGTCCCGTATAGTGGTATCGAACCACTCTAAAGTCGGATATGAGCCAACTTTGATCCCTGATCATACGGGAGTTGAGGAAAGCAGTGGTAACGATCCACAATCGGTTTCTCACCGATCACATTGTTTAGCAAACAAGTCCCGTCGCCTTCAGGGATTACTTTCCATAGAGTGTGGTACTACTGCAGTAGTTGGGGCACCCACACAAGTTATTCCCCTTTTTGTGTTCACGACGGGTTACGATCCCATTACCTCCGACGTATCAGATCGGCGCTCTACCAATTGAGCTACGTGAACAATTAGATACTTTAGTCGTGAGGAACCCATCTTTCACTTCTTACTAGATTCTTGTGGTCTACTTACTATAGTTCATACCGTTACCACTGGGGACCCCAACATTGTATCTTTGCGGACAAGGAAGGACTCGAACCTTCAACCACTCGATTAACAGTCGAGGGCTCTGCCATTGAGCTACTTGTCCAAATAACTTGAATGTGTTACCTGATTACACTAAGGGAGGACTCGAACCCCCATCACCCTGCCGGGTTGTTTTACCAATTAAACTACTGACGGATTCGAACCGACATTTTTCACTAGTGGGAGAGGAGGGACTCGAACCCCCAAGGTCTCACGACGACGGATTTACAGTCCGCTGAGCCAACCAATTGCTCAACACTCCCTTTTCTGTGCACTCTACAGGGATCGAACCTGTGACCTGTTGTATGTAAGACAACCGCTACTACCATCTGAGCTAAGAGTGCTGGTGGATGGATTATTTTTTTTAAGTAGAATTCGCCAACCTCAAAACTACTATGTGATCCCGGTGGGGCTCGAACCCACGACTCCCTAATTAAAAGTTAGGTGCTCTAAACCAACTGAGCTACGAGATCTTTCTGTTTACGACTCTTGTCGTCCTTGTCACTTTCCATAAGACATTAGTTTTTGTTTGTTTATGTTTATTTCTGTTTCTACTCTTTTAAGTTCTTCTGTAAGATCACCACGATAAGTTGTATCCTTACTGATTCTAACAAGGCTAAGGTAGTAATTATTTAAACCACTTAACTTACCTTTGATAGAAATTTTTTCACATTCTTCGTTTGTTATCATTTGTTTATTTATTTGTCTAGGTGGCAGGATTCGAACCTGCGTGCTGATCGCCCCAAACGACCCGAGATAAACCGGACTCCTCTACACCTAGTTAAAAACTAACACCCTGACTCCTTTCGAACTTGTGAGGCTCGTATCATTCATTCTGTGTTAGTTAGAGGAAGAAGTAGGTGTCGATCCCAATACCTTTCAGTACCGCCCGTTTTCAAGACGGGGTCACAGGCCGCTGTGATTCATCTTCCAATTATTGATCTCCCCCAAGGTCTCGAACCTTGATTCCCTGGCCCAAAACCAGGTGTCCTGCCAATTAGACGAGGGGAGAATTTATGGCCAATATGTCAAAGAACTTTTCTTTTGAGGTCTCTATCAGGTTCGAACTGATGACTCCGGGTTACAAAGCCGGGGTATTACCAACTATACTAAAAGACCGATTTTTTGGGTATAAAAAAACCCGAACTTGTTTTGAGTTCGGGTCTTATATTCCTTTTATATAATTAAGTCAATCTATATCAACTCATAAATGAAAATGCCCTACTACGCGACTTAAGCGTTCTATAGCTATTAAACGACCACTGAGTGCTCGGATTACAAATGACCATATGTTTTTGAGTTGTTTTCATTTCTATTATAATTATATCGTTTTTACTAAAAGTTTTAATTTCTCCTACAAATATAGGTATTTTTTTTTAATTGACAAGTTATTTTATTAATTTTTCTTCAAATTCGTTCATTTCTTTAATAAAATTCAGAAATTCTTCTGAATTAATAAACTCATTGTGAACATCTTCAAAGATATCTTCCATAACTTAATTTTTAGTGATCCGCTCAGGATTCGAACCTGAGACCTACTGCTTAGAAGGCAGTTGCTCTATCCAGCTGAGCTAGCGGACCATACCTTTATACTTTTTTAATTTCGTATTTATGACCTGAATCGGAGTTGGTGTTAAAGATGTTTGCCATTTCCTGTGCCTCATCTTTATCGTCAAATTCCCAAACCTCACCTTGAGTGTCTAACATAATAACAGGTAATCTTCTGTTATTGTTTGTCTTTACGTGTTTTACTATCACATACATAATTCAAATATATTAGTTATTATACAATATGTCAATAAGTTCTCTGTCGATGTCAGAGTATTCTGTAGTCGTAGTCCAACCTTGGTAGAAGATGCTGTTTTTGTATTTCCAAGAGTCGTTAACTAAACCTAAAGATTGAGTTAATTCTTCACGAAGTAAGTGTTTTTGTTCATCAATTTCGTCTGCGCGATATAAGTCAACATACATCACACCTGTACTTCCGTATAATTCAAAGTAACCCCAATTGTCCTCTAAGTATTTAGGGTAAACTAAATTATATTTTTGGTCAAACGTTTTACCATCACCGAAGTATATTACGAAATTAGATAATTCTTTAGTTGAAACGAACTTAATGTCAATTGGGTTGATGATATCGTTTAATTCCGCAACGATTCTTTTAAGTTCAGACATTAAGTATTCAGGTTTTTGTCCGTCAACATAAATCTTCATATCACTTTTCCATTTGTATGGTGAAGAAAGTTCCCCATCAAATTCAGTCCCATAAGCAATCTCCTTAAAGTATGACATAGCTTCGTCTGAGTGAACTTTAGTTTCAACTTCTTCTTGAGACCCACCACCTCCGTTAGCGTTGTCCTCAATGATTGATTCGTCACCACCATTGAAAGTTGAGATAATGTCAAAATCTTGATCTACATTATATTCCGAATTGTTACTTTTAAGACAATAAGTGAAGAACAAAATTGTTGAGATCCCTAATACTGAAGTTATTAATTTTACCATTGCTTTTTTTTATAAAGATAAGACATTTTTTTAAATAAACGATTTTATTATTCGTTTATTTTGATTGTGTGGGATCAGGTCCGATTGTCATTTCCTCAAATGCTTTGTCAACATCAAAGTTGTCTTCGTCGTTTTTCATAGCGTCACACACTACGTACATTACTGCTGAGAAGATTGCGATTCCTAATACTAATTTGGTAATACTGAATAGAGTTTTCATAGTTCTTTGTGTTTTTATTTCTACAAATATAACACTTTTTATTAAACCACAAAAATATTTTAAAAATTAATTTAACTATCTAGCTATTTTTTTTAAAGGTTCTATATCTATTTTAGATGTTAAACCTTTCAGCGCCGGACACACAAATCCGTGAAGTTTCCCCGATAATCCTTTATACATATCGGTATTTGTTGCAGTCTCAACTAAAACTTCTTTAAGTGCTGTATGCAATATGGAGTCAAACCCTGCTTGCATTCTAAATTTATCGATAAATGATTCTAATAATGTTTTAGCGAGGATATCGGTTGTGAAATTACAATCGGTAAAAAGCCTATAATAATCTTTAAACTCAACGTTTGCAAATGCATTCGATAATACGTTACCCATAAATGATTTAGGGTCAATTCCTAATTTTGAAATAAAATAACTAAAGATTGTTTTTTTAAATGTTTGAACAATTCCTGATCCTACATTACCCTTAAGACCTCCAAGTAAGTCATAAAAACTTTCTTGAACTACTTTCTTATCGTGTCCCTCACTAATAAGTTTGTCCATTTCTTTAGACAACGCATTAATAACCTCGTTTTTATTTTTCATATTAAGATCTAAAATTTCTTCTTTTAAATTCTTCGTTAAGGAATTTAGAAACTACACTCCCAACACTTTCCTTAATGTTTAAGTCAGGACCCTGATTATCAGAACTTCTATCGAAACCTTTTTGACGAGCATTTCTTAATGATGCCAAACCAAACCTACTATTGTCGATTGTAAGTTGATCAAACTCATCCCCAATACCTAAAGATCCACCAACGAAGTTTCTGTCACCACATTGTAATGCCAACATTTTGTTTTTCCAAAGGTCAGTAAGACATTCCGATGATATTGATGACGACTTAGAACATTTATATAATAATTTAATCGCCGTTTTACACGCTCCTCTACTTGGAATAATTAACGTTCCTGGTTTAGGCCAAACTTTTGTGTTTGGTGATTTTTTTGCCATTTCAGCTAATGCTGGATAATCTTTAGCAATATCTTTTAAGAAGAAACCTGCATTTGCTTCAGGTGAAGACGCATCTTCAGGTGCTACTCTTGTAAATCCTTGTTTTTCTAACACCTCGCTAGTTTGTTTTGCCAAATCTTGGTTAACATTCTCTAAGTTTTTACGAACAAATAAATAACCAGACCCTTTGTAATTAGGTAATACAGGTCTTCCTGAATTTGGCCAAGTTAACTCACTATATGGTACTTTTACAAATTCACCTTGATTTGCATCATCCACAAATTCATAATAATTATCTTTGTTTGACGCTAAGAATGAGTCCAAAGTTTTTCTTTGTTCTTCACTCATAGTATCTTTACCCAACTCAGATGTCTGTTGCATAAAATCACAATCTATACCCCACCCTTCGGTGTATTTTCTAGGTGACATACCAGATTTAACATTATATGTTAAAAAAGATGTTTTTGGGCTTGATGGGTCTTTTATTGCAAAAAACATAATAATTGATCCATCAGGTTGTACTGGCGTCGATATGTAAGCCGCTTCTGTCTGACCTTTTAAACCTGGAAATTTAACTATGTCAGATGTCTCTAAACGTTTTACAACTCTATCCTTAATTTTTGCTTCAAAAGTAGGGCAGTTTAATCTACCTTTTTCTAATAGATCTCTTTGATCTTCAAAATTTAATCCTCTTACTTTTTCGTCAGCCTCTGAAATGGCTTGTCTTATCATTTTATCTATGTTCATATCTTAACTAATTAAATTTCATCGCACACTATATAAATGTGTTTATTAATGTTTCTTAAATAAATATCGGAGTTTTCGGAAAATTTTTATCCCAAAAACTAATTACAATAAAGTATTACCTTTACCTCTCGTTACCTTATATAAATCTTTCCACTTTGATTTTGGGTCTATTTGATTTGCAACACTTCTTGTTAACCCAGTTTCCCACTTAGTAACCGTAGGGTATGTTGACCCACCATCACTTGATGTCGATGCCGCAGCGTCGTCTTGTTCACCTAACTCACCATTTTCTTCAGGTTCATTTTTGGTGTATCTCTTTAAAAGATATATTATTTCGTCTACTTCCATTATTTTTATAAATATTCGTTGTAATTAGAAAAAAAGTGTATCTTTGTAGAAATAAAAAAATTATGAAAAATATATTCTATATCCTTTTGTCTTTATTTGTTTTAACATCTTGTGTTAAATATGGTGAACCTGTCTCATTAAGTTTGAGTGGTGAGTATGTTATCGATAAGATAACTTATGACAACAGAGACAATCAATCTCAAAACCAAGTGTTTTACCCTGGTGACTTATATGTTAACCCAAGTGAGACAAAACCAATTGACTCCATTCAAGTAGGATTCACCAAAATGGCATTAGATTATAGTGTAATCTACTTTAATCCAACTAATAACGTTGATGGGTCAACTACTTGGAATAAAAAATTCACTTACTACGTTCAGGGTCACAATAGCCTTTATGAGTATGGATATATTGTTTTTGATTACGATGGGACTCGTCGTGTATGGAAAATTATTGACGATGGTGTTGAGAGTTTGGTTATTAGAACTTCAGGAAGTTACGACTACGGATCAAGTTCTAGCGGGGAATCTACAACAATGTACTTAACTCGAGTTGGTCCTTAGATCAACTCGGGTTTAGGTAATTTATCGGGATTTATAATATAGTATTCATTGAGAAACGATAAAAGAACATCCTCATCAACCGAAGGGGACTCCAACCAATAGAATTCGTCTTCTTCCTCATCTTCTTGAAGGTTATAGTCCTCCATTAATAATTCATATCCGAAGTCGTTGGCTTCATCCAAATGGATAAAATCAGTTCTCAATTCTTCTTCAGAATCAACATTCAATCTAAACTGAACTTCTACCATACTTGTGTTTTCGTGTAAGTAGAAGAATATTAATTCTTGTATTTCCATTTCTTAATTGTAGTTTCCGAATCTTCTGAACATATCTAACGATTCTTGTAGTTTTGATTTGAATTCAGGTAAGTCGTCTTCATCGATTTCATCATACACTTCCTCACTAAATCCTTCTCCCATTTCTTCAGAAGAATAATCTTCTAATTCATCAATATCGTATTCGTATTCATCATTATTTAATTCCATTTCACCAGCAAAATCTCTTAAAGAGTCATCCTCACTTGGTGATGGATATCTATCGTTATCAATGATTGCATCAACTTCTTCTCTATCGTTGTTAGCATCATCTAAATCCACGGTCCCATTTTCTAAGTCAGTATCACCATCAGCAATCCTATCCAAAGGAGATTCGTTGATCCCAACATTTCTATATGTCTTAACTTCACCTTTATTATTCAAGGTAATTCCGTTTTTATCGTTTGCAAGATCTTGAACATACAGAGGAGTCATATTACTTTCTTGATTATATTTTGTAACATAACCATCATAAAGATGTTTGTGTTGGTCGAGAATATTTTCTCTTTCCTCATTTGTCATTTTAAAAAAGTACGCGTTCATAAGATTTGTTTTATAATAAATATCATTTTTCTACACAAATTTTTGTAAGTAGAATATAATTTAAATATCTGTTAAATAAATTATTATAAAATTTAAAGATATTTACTAGTAATATGGAAGTTATTATAACCAAATCTCAGTACGTTAAGTTATTAACCGAAGAGAAGAAAAATGAAATCGAAAGTACTTTTGACGACTCTAAAAGTTTTGTTAAACGAGTTGTAGGTGATATTAAAAAACAACACGGAATGGATTTTTCATTCGCATTAACGTGGGGACCTACCATTGGTGGGTTTGTTGGTCCTATTTCGAGATACCTCGAGGGGACGTACCCAAGTTTAAGTCAATCAGATATTACGTTATTAACCTTTGGTATTATTATGACATTTTTTTCTTCGAATAAAGAAAAAATAAACAAAGTATTAACTTTAATTAAAGAAAAAGGATTGGTTACTTTTTTTGACAGAGCTTTACGCAAATCGTTTGACCTAAAAGAATCGTTCATTGATTTTATTGAGAGTTTGAATGTAACATTCTCTAGAACTTCTAATATGTTGTCTTACACATTTTTGGTTCCGTTAGTTCCAATGTTAAAAGAGTTATCGGATATGGATTTAGATCCAAGTCAAGTGGCAATGATTGCTAAGGGTATCGCTAGTTATACCGGTACCGCAGTTAGTTCAACAATAATATTTGAGTTAGTTAAAAAAATAATTAAAAGATTTAGATCTTAGATTTAAACTCCATTATCTTACTTATAACTTCCTGTTCTTCATCATTGGTTAAATTATGAATATCTCTATGTGTTCTGAACCAATTTCTAACAACTTCCTCAAAAGGTCTTTTTGTGATTTTTGACATTCTTTTAAATCCGGCAACTTGAGCATCTAATTCGTGAGGTTGAGTGTAGTAATCTAATGGTTCCTCTGGCTCCTCAACATTAAGGTCGTAAATATTATTGTGTTTCTGATAGATATGTCGTAATTCGTGAGCAACAAGTTCATTTAACTCGCCAACTATATTATACAACATTTGATTCTTTTTTTTTGGGTTATAAACAATCAATATTGCAATAATATGTTCGTCCCTGTAGTATTCTGCATTCATTAAAAAATCATCAACGTCCTCATTGGGTTGGATAATTAACTCAACCTCAAGGTTAAAGTTCTTAAATCTATATTCAACTTGATTGTTAACTTCATTCGGTAAATAATATTCTCCCTCATCTTTAGATTTGAACATTGTTACAATATCTCTAACTATTGTTCTTATTTCTTCTCTAAATGCGTTTCCCTCCAAAATTAACGATTTTCTAATAGTATTCATATTGATAAATATAAGATTAATTTTTATAATTATACAGAATATATAGATTATGGAATTATTGAACACTCACCCAATCAAAAAATCAGATTTGGGTTTTCACGGGAATTTATTTGGTGGAAAATTATTAGCTTGGATTGATGCCGCAGCGGCAGGATATTCAATGCAGCTATGTGATACCCCTCGTATGGTTACGGTATCGATCGATAAGTGTTTCTTTGAGAAACCAGCAAAGGAAGGTCAATTACTTAAGATCTATGGTAAACCTTCAAAGTTGGGGACAACATCTGTTACATTATATATGGAGGCAAGAGCTCATAATGTATATACCGGTAAACAAGGTATTGTATTAAAAACAAACATTAAATTCGTTTCAATAGATGAGGATGGTAATCCAATTCCAATTGGGGAGAAGGGTAGAATAAGATTGACAAATATTATTGAGGAAGAAAATTAATTTGTTTTTGGGGGTAACGGGGGATCAAGTAAGAATTTCTCGTTAAGCCAATGTCTTAATTCATTTTCAACAAAGTATTCAGGAACTTCTTGATCGTCAGGCATTTCTGACGCTAATTCGGAGATATATCTTGCGAATTTAACTTTAAATCTGTCATCCATTAATGTTAATAGACCATCTGATATAAAGAATATTTTTGTTAACGGGTCACTAATCCCTAATTCACCTTCAGCTAAATCAAAAGATCTCATAATAGTTTTACCCCACCACGTTTTATAGTTTGTGGTTTCTTCTAAAGTAGGTCTTAATATTTTGTTTGCTGCTCTAATAATTGATCCTGTGAATCCAGCAATTGATAATTGAGGTAAGAACCAAGGTAGTAATCTTAATATTGCCTTATACCCACCTTCACCAATATGTTTATATAATCTTTTAGTGGTTGCCGTTTCGACTAACGCTCTTAATTGCCCAAATGTTATTTTACCTTGAGCACTACAAAACTTTTCCGCATCACAGATATTCTTAACTGCCGACTCAGAAGGTTTGATCTCGGTCTCGTTAATGTATCGCTTAAGATTTTTTCTTACTATTCTTTCAATTAATACTGACATAAATTACCAAGTTTTACAAGCCCAATATCTTGGTTTCCATCTAGGTCCTGGGTTAGCACAATTGTGTCTTGCTCTAAATGATTTTCTTCTTTTTGGGTTATTTTTCTTTATAACCATTCTTTTACCTTTAGCGGATTTCCCACCAAAACCAAAGTTTACCTTAACTACCTTTCCTTTATCGTTTTTAACGTATACCTTGAACTTTTTAATGTCCCCTTGCATAATCTTACCAAGTTGGACTTTTCTCCCTTGATATTCACCCTCAGATAGGTATTCGGTATCTTCCATTGGAACCTCCAAATAGATTCGTTCCCCACTTTCTAATATAATAGATTTTCCAAGATCGGATTCAATTAATTTAATGTCATTTTCATTAATGTCTAACTTACCTTTAATAAAAAGATCTCTCACTTCATTTATTAAATTAAGATGTGATTTTGAATATGTTTTAAGGTTTGTTTCAGATAAAGGTATTTTTTTATCAAGATGATATTTAAGAATATCGGATACTTTAGTATCCTCAATCAACTTCATTGAGTGATTAATATGTTCTTTAAGTGCCCTTCTAACTATGTTTTCTAAAATTCTCATACCTAGTGATATTTATTAATAAATACTCTTAAAAAGATTAAATAAAAAAGATATATGAAAACAATTAGATTAACCGAGTCAGATTTAGAAAGAATGATTAAATCTATTTTATCAGAACAATCGTCTGAAGATGAAAAAACTAAAAAGAAAGATAAAAAAGCTCGTTGCGTTCCTGAAAATGTAATTTCGTTAGATGAGATTGCCGGTAGAGCGGATGAGTTCTCAAGATATACTCCAGGTATAACAAAAAGATTATCAGGTGTTAATTCTATGGTCGATACTTTAGGTATTTTGAATAACCTAAGATTGTTTAAAGATATTAAGGATGGTGGTTCTCATTTGGCTTACGAAATGATGAATAACCTTAACAGGTTTCGTAATAAAAATTATTATGATGAGACAACAGGCGATTGTAACAAAGCGATGGATAAGATCATCGAATTATATAAGGAAAGTGAGCACGGTACTGAGTTAGTTAAAGACATTGAAAAAGTGTTGAATCTACAAACTAAAGAAGATGAGTATACTCCATCCCCAAGAGCAAAGGAGTATTTAAAACAATCACTTAACCTTGTAAAAGGATTATAATCTCAAAAACCCATCACAAGGTAACAACACAAAATTAAATGTTGCACAATATGGAGAAATTTAAAGAATTGGTCTGTCGTTATTGGAAACCAACCCCAAAAAAGTGGAGAAAGTTTGGTGACGCTCTTTTAGCCTCATCATCAGTCATTGCAATAGGTGGTTTATGGCAATTTGACAACCTAAAAGAGGTGTTTACAACGTCAGAAATCAAAGGATTGATAGTAACATCCATAATATTAGGTGTTTTGGGTAAATTCTTAACTAACTTCTTTAAGGAAGAAACCTCAGAAAACAACTAAAAAACACCTATTTATACCAAAAAAACCCCCAAAAAGGAGGTTTTTTACTCTATATATAGACAAAAAAAGACCATTAAATGGCTAATTTTGAGGGTTTTTTACTTAAATTTGTCCATATTTTTCATAAATTGACCCATTCTTTTGTTAAAATCACCTAAATTCCCCATATTCCCCATATTTTTCATAAAATTTTCGGGATTTGGCATGTTATTTAGGTTTTTCATAGTAGAAAATAGTCCTTTACCGTACTTTTTCCACCAAATTAACCCCAAAATAATCATAGATAGTATAGTAATACTAAAAACTAATAAAGAAACTGCTAAAAATGTCATAATTTGTATATTTTTATAAAGAATGAGTGTTTTTTTTCATTAAATCAAGGGTTTTTACTTGTTTTTAGTCATAAATTCTTTAACTAACTCTGTTGAGAGCCTTTTTAACCTATTTTCGACCCCTCTTATGGTAATTTCGGTAGATTTTTGTTCTAAATCCTTAACTGCCGCCCCAATCATAATACTTCTTACGTTATCCACCATTTTTAACATATTTTCGATGGATTCCTCTTGATTATCATCCAATTCACGACGCATTCTGTGTAAATCCATATATTTTTCAAGATATTCCTTAGTTACACCCATAAATTCACCTGATTGGAACATATTTACCACACCTGATCGTCTAATATTCTCCAAATACTCTAAAACATACCTTAAATCTTCTTTTCTAAACAGGTTTAACCAATCAACCTTAGTTATTAATTGATCAATGTTATCAATTTTAGCCTCATTTAGTGGGTTTACAAGGAATTCAGGGTCATATAACCAAGAATCGGAGTTTGGTATCATTGCCAAAGTACTAATTACCTTATTATCGTCGTCATACCACTCCATTCTGTATTGATAATTAACTCCATCACCAAAATCAGGTGATTTTTCAATTTTAATTACCTTTCCTTTGGTTCCAGAGTCCAAATCCTCCCCTGGCATGTATACTAATATGACTCTATCCCCAATTTTTAACTCAGGATTCTTAATTTTCTTCATATTAATAAATATGTCTATCTTGTAATAGTTAAATTACCTCTTATTTCTTTTTTTAGACCCGTTTTAGGGTGTCCAAACGTTAAAACCCAGTTATATGATCCATCAGGACACATTTTACCATTGTATGTCCCATCCCAAGGCGATTTATGGTCGTTACTTTCCCAAATTAACTCACCCCATCTGTTAAAAACCTTCATATTAAAGTCATATGGGTCAAAACCTGCGGTAAATCTAGGTGAAAACGTTTGATTATACTCATCACCGTTGGGTGTAAATGAATTAGGTATGTAAATTAACTCTTCAGGACACAATTCTATGTTAACATCTATTGTTTCGGGTAAAGAAACACACCCGTTATCCCATCTTACCACATTAAAACTAAATAATCCTTCAGTATCCCAAGTAATGTTTATTGTAGGACCTTGTAATGTGTCCCCAAACACGTACCATTCGTTATATCCACCAAAAGATGAGGTTGCTTCATATAAATCGACAATACTATCACCCTCACATAGTTCGTGAAACTCATAATTAACGTTTGGTCTCCCATCAATTACCGAAATTAAAGTTGGTCTTGGGTAAACTTGTACGTTGATTGTAGTATCAAACATACATCCTGACTGAGTGTAGGAGTAAGTAACATTATCTAACCCAATAAATCCATTGTCAGGACAATATTGTGTTCCCCAAACGTTATTACCGAATAAAATACCACCTGTAGGTGTTGTATTAATGTTAACACACCCATCATATTCACAATATGGACCAAGAGGATCGATAATTGGGAGTATGTTTAACACATCAATAGTGAAATTTTCAGTTTGACTTAAACATCCAAGGTTATTTTCAGCGTATACCGACAACATATTAGGGTAATTACCCCCATTAACACCCGTAACGTCTAAATTAACTTGAGGAGTCCCTTGTCCTGAGGTAATATTACCATTTGTTGTCGTCCAAACGTAATTTAAATTAGGGTTTAGACTCGAGGTGGTGAACTGATTAGTAGTTGAGTTATAACATAGGATACTTGTTCCAACAATAGGGTCTACAATTATTTGTGGTGGATCCACTAATGTAACATTCCCACTTACGGTACAACCTTGAGAGTCAGTTATTAAAAAGTTATAGACACCAGAACATAAAAAGTTGTTAGTAAAGTTATTTGGTATCCCGTTATTCCACGAAATTGTTTGAACTCCGTTTCCACCAACAGGAACAACATTTATTGATCCGTCACAATACTGATAACACGTTGGGTTTGTTGTTGTTATAGTGGGTTGAGGTAGATTCGGTAGACCCGGTAAAACAAATACGGTGTCAGGACCTGGTCCTGCAACTGAATTACAAGTTGACCACCCCGCATTACAGATAGGATAGACATATCGACACGTATATTGAGCACCTATTGCGGGAGGAGTTACATTTATTGTCGGTCCAGTCCCAATTGGGTTAGGGTTACCTATTCTAAACCAAGTTAAAACAGGATTTACCGTAGGTCCACTTGGCGTCCATCGATATGCGTCGTTATTTGCAGTCCAAGAGGTTGAGTTTCTACCAGGAACCGGTATTCCAATCGTACCTGTTGAGTTATGTATCCCTTGAACTGACGTACCATTCTGCCATTGAGAACAATCAGGTTTATCTTGGATATGATTTTCAATAATATTTGTTGTCTCATATATTACAATATGGAATGTTCCAAAATTACTATTACATTGGAACATAGGTACACCGATCCAACTGATAACTAACTTCCTACAAGGAGCAGTGCCTTGTAATTGATATCTTATCTGACCACCAATCCCTGGATGCCAATCTTGCCAAGGACCCATAATACAATTATTAGGGACTAACACATTTCCCGTTGGGATTGATTGTGATGTAAACGTTGTTGGTTGTCCCCCACCGAATGATATCCACCCATTAGACCCAACATAAAATTGAGTATATGTTGTTCCAAAAAAACAAAAGTTAAACCCAATATTAAATGGACCCTGTTGTGAATCATCAGTCATAAATAACTGAGTCCCTGTATTAGTTTGTGAAACATACGGAATGTTAGTCACCCCATAATTCGTAGTTTGTTTAGGGTTAGGACCTCCAGGCCCACATTGACTTAAATTAGCCGTTAGAGTTGTTGTTCCTACCCCACAAGGTAAAAATTGATCTGGACCCAAGTCAGGACAATATTGTGAATAAACAAAAAGGGGGAATAAAAATAAAAGTAATAAATGTCTCATACTATATAAACGAATTTATGTTAATGGGGTTGTGTTTAATTTTTTTTAAACGAATCTTTCCATTCAAGGTAAAGGGTATGTAAAACCATTGAATTAATCAACACGCACAAACCAATTTCCATTAACCAATGCCAAGTAACTTGAGTCACACCCATATGAATACCAAACCACATAAAGGATCCATATTTGTTCATCAAATTAATATAAAGGTATTTTAGAAAATTTTTCATTTTATTATAAATATCGTTTTACATAATAGTTTTTATTTGTTAGTTTTTATAGAAATTGTATTTTATGAAAAAAGTTGACGTAAACAGTACCGTGACTGTTAATTACACGGGTAAATTGGAAGATGGTAGTGTGTTTGATTCATCATTGAATGAAGGTCGTGAACCGTTATCAGCAACATTAGGACAAGGATCTTTAATCCCTGGTTTTGAAAAGGGTCTTGTTGGAATGGAAGAAGGTGAGAAAAAAACTATTAATATACCGGCAACCGAAGCGTACGGAGAGTTTAATCCTCAATTAATTGCTGAAGTAGATAAAACTCAAGTTCCTGAAGGAGTTGCGGAAGGTCAAATGTTACAAACAATGACACCACAAGGTCCTATGAATGTTGTGGTTAAAGAAGTTACTGAAGATAAAGTTATTTTGGACGCAAATCATCCATTAGCGGGTAAGGATTTAATTTTTGATTTAGAAGTTATTTCTGTGGGATAATTTTTTATTTTAATTTATATTCCTATATTTGTGGGAATACTATAAAATAAGATATTATGAAGGAAATGTCTAAGTCCGAAAAAGAAGCTTACGAATACAAAAATTCATCACTTTTAAAATTAAGGTTAACTATCTTTGCGTATAAATTTTTGAGATTTTTCGGTAAAGAAGAGGTGGATTTTATCTTATCTTTAACACCATATTTTATTGTGTACGTTCTTTTTGTTAATCAGAATTTGACTACATTAATTTTGGCAATCGTAATTCATTACTTTTTATTTTGGAAATTTGTTAGGGTTAAACTTAAATTAAAGTTAGTAACCGATGAGGAAATGGAAGAAATTAAAGAGATCATTCTTATCTTAGAAAGATTTATCAAGGAAAGAAAAAAAGTTTAGACACAAAAAAACCCCATATTACTATGGGGTTTTTTATTATGTGAGTAATTATTACTTACCCATTCTATTATGTCTCATTGATGTTGATTTTAACGCCAAGGCAATTCCTGCGATAATTACCAAAAGTGAAACAGGTCCACCGTAATTACCAATCCCTGCGTTCTGCATAATATCGTGAACATTTGTTAATATTTCACTTTCAGACCATCCAGCTCCGTTTGATACAAGACCTAAAAGTCCAGAAGCGGAAATACCAAGACCACTACCAATACCTAATCTCTCAAAGAAACTTCTTAATCGATCACCAATACCCTCAGTGATAATTCCTTCTTCTAACATATCTTCTTCACCATTGTCAACCTTTTCCATTTCTCTTTCAATGTTAACGTTAGATATTCTTCTTTTTAAATTCATTTTGTCCTCATCGGATAAATCAGATAACACTTCATTCTTAAAGAAATCAGCAACACCTTTTACAGCATCGTCAAGTTTATCCCCAAAACCTCCGAACATACCCTCTTCAATTTCATCATTATACATTTCATTTTGAGCTTCAACCACAATTCTTTTTATAAGTGATCTAAATTCTGTCTCGGTTAATCTAATTTTTTTCATATTTTTATTTAATTAATTATTTATTTAGTTACTTGTTGTCGGAACCCTTGTTTAAGTCCTTGGACGCCTCCTCTTACTGAAGATGCTACCTTACCAACTAAAGTGTCAGCTGACATACCTAAAGCTTGTCTAATCTCTTTTTTAAGTTCTCTCGTTTTTGCATCACCCTTTCTACGATCTAAATTATCCAACGCGGCCTCTCTTTGATCTGCCGGTGTATTAAGGACGTATTGACCTGAAGGTGATTTTGACCAAGCAATAACCTCACTTGATTTTACAGGGTCTAAAGTATCTATCTTAGGCATCAATTTTTTAGCATCACCAATTGGGTCAGCAAGTTTTGGTACACTACCACCACCACCTGATGCCGCCAATGTCTTAGATTGGTCAGCAGCAAGTTGGCCAGTAACTGCCGTTGCTGGTTTGGTTGCTAATTTCTCACTTGAGAATGGTAATTTTTTTATTGCCTCTAATGCTTTTCCTGTTGGTTCGGTCCAAGATAAAAATTTACCAGCATTTTTGTATGCCAACGCTTTAGGACTCTTAGGTTCAAACTTTAATTTGAAAAAGTATTTATCTCCTTCTTTTTTATAGTCGTAATCGTAATCACTATAAGAACTATATGTTGTTTCTCCAGTTGGTGCGGTTGCCTCAGGTGTAGTTGCCGCAGGTGCTGCCGGTGTAGTTGCCGCAGGTGCTGCCGGTGTAGTTGCCGCAGGTGCTGCCGGTGTAGTTGCCGCAGGTGCTGCCGGTGCCGCTTGTTCAGAAATATAACTTCTTTTGGTAGCTTCTTTGTGCATCCCTAAGATTCTTTCTTTTTCGGATTCACTTATTATAAATAGATTTTTTTTCATATGTAATTTTTATACATTAATAAATATTTCAATAAATAAAAAAACCCCATTCTATGAGGTTTTAATTTAAATATTTTTTACTTACTAACAAAACAAAATGGTTTACCATCCTTCATTACGGTAATTCCTAAATCATTAGAATGAGCGTTAGGATCAAATATGATGTCAACCCCATTCATTCTTTTTTGAACTTCGTCTTTAAGTGAGTTTTTATCAAAAGAAACCATATTATCTTTTAGGTTCATAAGAACCGAAAAACAATCCGGTATTGTAACAGGGTCGGGGATGGGTCTCTGATAATTCATCTTATCAGGTTGTACTCCCGGTAAGTTAGAAAAAACACTTTGCTCGTTTAAAGATTGTTTTTTATTCCTTGGTGATGAATTTTTAAATTTTAATAGTTCGTCTCTTACACTCATAATAATAAATATCACATAAGTAGTTCTTCAGTAAATTCAATGAAGTCAATACCCTTGAACAATATTTCCTTACCAAATTTTTGTTCCATCCAATATGAAAACTGTTCCTTAAAATCTTGACTATGAAGGGGGATAAATGTTGAGAAGTCCATTTCCTTATCTCTTAACGTTTTAACATCTCTGGTGGATGGATAATAAACAATTATGGGTTTAAATGTATCTTCATCATAGAAAATAAAACATATTTTACCAAATATTTTTGATTCCAACGGACTGATAGTCCCATAAACTAAATCAAATAAATTTGAGATTGCCTTTTTCATTAAAAACAATAATAGACAGAGTAATTGACATTTTAAATACTATTTATGAAATTGTTCTGGTTCAGTATTATCTATCTTCTGTTGATATTCTTCGCTTACCTTAATTTTCCCATCACTATAAACAACTCTAACGTACTCAACTCCGAAAAAATATTGTAATTCTTCTGAAATTTCACGACTTAAATAATTTAAAGTTTTATAATCACCCAAGATATAAGGTAAGTATTTTATGAATAATGTTGTCATAGGTGATCCGTCAATTATAACAACATCCATAATTAAATAATTATAATACTCACCAACAGAAATCATATGTTTTTGACCCGAAATACTAATCTGATATTGGAATTCTCCATTGTTGTATTCTGACACAGGTCCTTTATAAGTAAAGACCATATCTTTAATGACCTTATTGATCTTTTTTATTTTTTCTTTTGATATCGCTTCCGGTTTGTCCATCAATAATAAATATACGATAAAACAAAAAACCCACCGATGAGGTGGGTAGTTTCATTAGAGACGAGATGATATATTAAACGTATTTTTATTTATAGTAGTCTATTAATGTTCTTATTGGGATGATCAATTGTTTTGGGAAATAGTTGTTTAGAAAATCCATAAGTTCTTGTATTGATTTAAAATTAGAGGGGGAGTCAATACGTAAACCTAATTCTGTGTAACTATCAACGTAATCACCCGTGATTTTATTTTCAAATTCACTCCCATCAACAGGTGTTGTACAATCACCGTTCCAATAAGGGGTTGCCATTCCCACTAACCTACAATCTTTGTCCTCATATTCAAATTCTAGATACCCACCAAAATTCGACCATTCTAACTCAATTTTCATCTGACCCCCGTTAAAGTTAAATTTTGTATTAAGTAAATTTGTCTTATAAAGTATTGGAAGTAAGTAATCGGCAAATCCGCAATCAATATTGATTTCTTTATCTTTAAGTAGGACGACCACTTGGGTTTCCTTCATACCCAATAGTTCTGAAATCTCATAAATGTCCATACCATCATTCCACATCTTATAGATGAGGTTTGAGTTCTTTTCATCTTGACTTTTAAAAAGACTATGATATTGGGATTCAGAAATAACAATTTTCATATGATATAAATACTACATAAAACAAAAAACCCACCGATGAGGTGGGTAGTTTCATTAGAGACGAGACGCTAAATTAAAAATGTAAACCATTTTCCTTTTGATCTCCTCAACCTCTTTCAATTGATCGTTAGATAAATTGATAGATGATCCTTGTATTTCTGCCATTTTGTTCTGTAATTTGGTGTGTTCAACCATTAACTTGCCGTAAGCCACCCCTTTTTGTTCGTTCGTCATATTATAATAATAATTTAAAAGATTCACAAATAAATAAAAAACCCACTTGTGGTGGGTTAATCATTATTTAGTTTTATTTTTTGTTTCAGAAACTTCATCAACCAATGGTTTTGAATCCCCTAATTTAGATTCCAAAAGTGATTTAAATTTTGAAGTGTCTACTTTAATTCCACCTTCGTGTTGTTCTCGGATACTATTCTTCTCCTCAGAACTCATATCGTTCAATAAATGTTTCATAGTTTTTTACTATAAATATATGGTAATCATCATATAATTGTGAATATATGGTAATTACCATATAAAAACCCCCAATTAAGGGGGTTTTAAATTTAATCAAACATAATGTCTTGATCTTCGTTTGTGATCTTATCTCTACGGATGTCCTGACTGTCCAATTCTTCTGACAGACTATCATACCACTCACCATTGACTGGTTTCATATCGTGATAATTATCACGAATATAATCTTTCATTTCCTCTTCGGTCATTCCCTCCATTTCAGGGTAGTTGTCTGTGTCAATTTCCACAGGTTCTTTAAGAATCCAAGTGTCGTAGGATTCAGTACGATAAACATTAATTTTTGCCATTGTTTCTGTTTTTATTTTAGTTAATATATTTGAAAATCGCCTTTGACGTAGGATTTTTTCCAATGTTCCACCCAACATTCAAAGTCAGGAATTTGTAACATATTAGACATCATCATAGTGGTCGACATATTTTCATCTCTTGGAGGTTCAAAGGATATTAAAAGATGTTTATTTATTTCTGACATATAAGAATCTATTGTGTCATAAAAATCGTAAGACGATATAAACCCATCGTAACTTAACGACCTATAACTGGGGTCAAAGGTTCTTGGGTTATATATTGGTTGCCTGATTACATCATAAATGACTAAATTCATATATACCATTCCATACCAGTCCGACTTTCTTTGTTTTTTATTGCGTTCACAAACAAAAATATCAAATTTTAATTTAGGATACATATTCTCAATAAATCTACCTAATACCTTAAGATATTTATTGTAAATGAGTCCTCTTAATTCATTATCTTCTTTGTGTTGTTTATACGCCATATAGGAGTTATGTTCATTACTTCGTTCCATAAAAAAAATATAATAAAAAAAAATCCCCCAATCAATTATGATGGAGGATTTTGTTATTTTTTTCTGGACCAATAATTATTCCGATCGTAATATTCTTTTAGTTCTTCGTAAAAGTGATTTTTAATGAATTGGATCATTTGATTTCTACTCGTTGTTAAATCACCGTCGTTTTTGGACTTAGTCAGTACTTCGTTTGCTACGTCCCAAGCAAGTTCTGATCTAAAATCATCAAAATTACCAACCAATTGATTCATATTAAAAAAAAGCAAATAATCATAAACAGCATCTTTAATGTCTGAGTATCTCCTTTGAATGTGTTTTGGAATGGTGGGACCATCATTTGATTCAATTACCATTTTAACAACGTTAATTAATTCCGACTCAGTTAATTTTATTATTTTTTTCATTATATCTTAATTACACTGACCCCAAGAAAAACTTTTAACTCGACACTTATTTTTCGTAGTTATATTTATGTTGAATGAGCACAAAATGACTTTTAATAACCAAAGTGTAACCAAACCTACAATTACCCAAGACGCGATTGTTAAAACTAATGCTGGCATTGCAAATGATCCGATCGTAACAAGAGCCATACTTGTACCAAAGAACTCTTTAATTATTTCTTCAGAAACAACCTCATCACCTTTTATTTTTGACTTCAGACTTTTAACCAATGATTTAAGGTCGGATAACTTTAATGATGATAAATAATCAATAAACTTACTAATGTAACCTGACATTGTTTTAATTACCTCTTGAGCTTTGTCAGGAAACATCTCCTTAATCTTTTGTCCAAATCTTCTTGAAACAAATCCCTCAACATCATCACCGATTTGACATATCTCACTATTATCAACGCTATTTTGAGCAGCTTCAACACTACTAAAATCGAATTGAGGGTTTAATGCCTGAACATCGGGTGCAACGGAATTTAATTCTTGATCAACAGATGACATTTTATCATCATCAATGTCGTACTCAAGCAAAACTTTTCTTCCTAAGGTTCTGTTTTCCATTAACCTATTGGATTCTTGGATGTGTCTGATTTTACTATTTTTTTCATAGGGATTTTTCTTTATAAATAAAAAGAAAGAGTAAAAAAGGTAGACACTTTACCTGAAAGGTCAATTTGAGATTTTACTTATACTCAACCTTTGGCCACACATTAATTGGAATGAAAGAATTTATATCGTCAAATAATGGTTCGATTACCTTGAAGACCTCTTGGTATCTTTTCATTTGTTCTTTACCGACAACAAATGTGACCTTATACGCGTCGTCATCTCTACCAATGTTATATCCCTTAAAATAATCAGGGAAATCATATTCGGAAATAAACTTATCGATCAGGGAAGTATAATCCTTTTCTGTGGATTCGTTTATGGATTGATCTTCAGTATAAAATACTTTAATTATATCAGAAAAATCCATACCCAATACATCAACCCCAAGTTTCTCAATAATTTCATTATCAACAAACTCAAAACCCTCCGTATCAATAAACCATTCGTACTCCCCACGATCCTGATATAAATAATCCTTACCATTCAGATTAAAAAGATACATAGGTCCCCAATTGTTTAACATACGTCTAACCAAATCAGGACTAATACCTTCATCAAATTCCGTCGGGACATCATATCGTGAGTTTACCATCTGAATATTGTCGGTTAGATCAACACCCATAGTTTTAATTAAAAACTTTTTGTTTTTTTCTAAAGACTCCTTAATGGACTGATACTGAGATTCGGTTATAATGTATTTCATATTATAATAAATATATTAACAACCACCTTTTTCTGAAGGGACTACTAAAGTAAACAACTTAATAATCACAAAAAGACCCGAAGGGTTCGGTCGGTCGATTTTTTTCCGACGAAGTCGGGATCCGTTTCCGGATTCAATAAGAAAGGCAGAATTATTAACAATCTCTTGTTTTTCTATTATAGAAACTTCTAATCTTAGCCCCGTGTTCATCCATTAATAACTTAACGAAGGTTTCGTAACCAACACCCTCATAAATAAAATCAGATATATCATCAATACCATAATCAGGGTCATAAAGTTCTATAATGTCCCCAACTATATTACTTATGTATTTCTGAAACGTGGGGAAATACTTACAGAAATCAAGATTACCATAAAATTCATCACCCATATCGATTAAATCAGACGCAACATTTAACATATCCCCCAATCTTCTACGTAGGGATAATTTATTATATTGATCTTCAGTGATTATTAATTTCATAGATGAGTTATGCTTGTTTTAGAATATAATGTGTTTGCAACCTTTCGGCATCTTGTTTATACTTCTCGTTAAACCATTTTAATATCATATCATCGTTAGGGATGAAGTCAGATATTTCATTATAAAGATCTTTAAGGATATATAAGGTTTTCCCGACATTCCTTAATATGTACTTATCCTCAACTTCGTCCCAATAATATACGTCCCTTGGTTCGGCAACCCTAAAATAATATTCCTTACTGTCCTTATCGTAATAGATAACGTTTGATCCATACAAACGAGAACTATAATTAGATTTCCTTTTAAGGTTGTTAAGCTGGGGGATATGAGATTCAACGAACTTCCCCATAACCGACTCCCTAATAATCCTTTTAATTAATTGTTCCATATTAATAAATATTATAACTCAAATGAATCGTATTTTTGATAAAGTCCGCTGTCTTTAAAGACCTCAACTTTTTGTCCAGATAATTCAGGAAATCTATTTATTAGTTCCCTAATGAATTCCCTTCTTACTTTTTCATAAATTTCTAAAATGTCGGAACCCAATCTAAGTTCGAGTCTCAATATAATATGATCGTTATATACCATTACCCAATTATCCCCAAATACATCTTTAGTTGTTTCCATTAATGGGAGGTGGTTATCACGTAAGATTACATTACGACCCCTTGTTATTACATTTAAATCATTAAAAGAGGAAATCAATAAGTCAACCAACTTATCATAACCAACAATGTTTAAAAGGTTTTTATACCCAACAAGTTCGGCGGTTTCAGCCCACCCGTTCTCCTCAATCTGAGATAGTAGATTCTGTTTTAATGATTCTTCATTAAGAAATAGATTTAATTGAGATTCTGTGATAATGATTTTCATATATAAATAAATACTATGGAAAACAAAAAACCCCTCCGTGGTTGAAGGGGTTTAATTTTTATTTACAAAAGGGGTTACTTACATTTCACCTCTAAATCTCTTTCTGATGTTGTCACTCATTCTCCCACCTGATTCCATTTCGTCAGCAATGGTTCTCAAAATACTAATAACTTCTTCTCGTCCCGAATTGGAGTTTCTGATTATTCCTTTGATGTCCTTATACAAAGTATTTTCGTCCCACTCATTGATTGTTCGTTTAACGATATTCTCAAGATCCCTTTCAGTTAATCTAATTACTTTTTTCATAATGTTATTGTTTAATTATAAATACTCCCATTTTCCCCAATTTTTTCCAGAAATTTTTTTTCAGTATTTGGGATCCATTTGAAGAGGGGGTCGACATTACAGATTAGAAGAGTTTTACTTTACGGATTATGATTGGATTTATGTGGTGTATTCATATAGATAAATCCAAGAATAGATGGGGGAAATAGTTTCCATTTTTCCCAAATTTTTTTCCAGAAAATTTTTTACGAATACGTTACACGCGGGATTGACCCCCCTAATAGGGTGTCAAAATGTCATATATGGGGGGGATACGGAGGGGGGGAGGGGTCTATATGACAGGAGGACCCCCATGCCAAGATCAGGGGAGGTAGGTATATTGTTAATAACTTTATTTAGTAAATAACTTAGTGATCCTTTGGTGGTGTCAATTATATTCCCTATCTTTGTATGGACAATGTGAGAGAGATGTCGGGCTGGGGGAACAACACCCCTTGGAGTGTAGACTCCAACCTGCCTTATAATATATATAAGCATAAAAAAATTCCCCCACGTTTGTAAGAGATTACAGATCTTATTGTTTGTTTGTTGTGATCATCTTATCCTTTACGTACCGAAGTGACTGAACAACTAACACCCTGCGTGGGGTGAATGATCTATTATAAATATAATCATCTATTATAAAAAACATATTGTCAATCAAAATATTATACTTATATTTACATATGATTACTATTCTCTATTTAACATTACCCCTCATTATGTACAGACTCTACTGTTCATTGGTTGGACCTGTTAGAAGAATGTATGATTGGACCATTAACTTTTTGGAGATATATGAAAACTAATTTACTTATCGTACTATTGTCATCCCTATTTGGATTGGGGGTTTCATCTATGATCGTTAGAACCATCCCTTGTGTTCTACCATCTACTGAACTAAACCTTATTGAAGAAGAGGACGAAGAATGATTTATATCTTATACTTCCTTCTGTGTATGTTGGGGATCGCCATTCTATCCTTACCAATACTAATCAGTATTCATATAGTTAAGACACGCCCCCACACTAAGTTGGGGATGTGGATCAGTAAACATATTATCTCTGATATAGATCTTGAACCTACTAAACCCCTTGAGAAAGGTTTACTTGAGGATGATGTTCTTGAACCCCCTATTAAGGATTGATCTCCTTGACCTTTGAAAGGGAATGATCTCTTAATAACTTATTAACATCTTGTAGTTTCTCTCCTGACAGAGGGGAGTTGGAATGAATGAACTCTATGACATCACCCATATCGGTGTTGACAAGAACCCACGCCTTCTGTTTAAATCGGTTATTTACTTCGATCATACTATACTCACAGAACCCTGTTAGGGGACCATTCTCATAATTAACCATTATGGTACCGTTATTATCGGTTAGTGTTGTTGAGAACTTGTTGATTAATTCTATCATAAGGGGGACTTTTGTTAATAAATATATGTTAAAAAACTTGATTTTGTCAAAATGTCAGTCACGTTCGCTTCACCACACAATCCCCTCACGGGGTTTTGATCTATTACTTCCCCATTTCATTACCACTTTCTACCACCATAATCCTTGCTGGTTGTATGACCAGCCATAAAAAATCCCCTCTGTAGGGGTCAAGAAGACCATTTTTTTTACTATATATAAATTCCAGCAAAAAATATAGTGTTAGAGTACAATGAGCGGGGACAGTCCTTTAGGACGTTAGAGTAGGACATAATGTCATATTATAATCATTCTTCAACGACCCGTAAGGGATCCATTCAACATCTGACCCCCTAATAATAGACATACTAAACATACAAGTAAAGTGGTGGTAATAAGTGGGTATCTTTTATATCACTATAGTCAGGTTTAACCTGACCTGAATGATATACTTAATAACCCTTTCATCTACATACTAAAATATACTTTCATATATTCCTTCATCTGTTCACTAATTCTTTATGTTCAGTGTAACTGAACATTCCTTTAAAATGAACACCACAATGAATACCTCATCGTATAACAAAATTGTATACCATAATGTCTGTCTTTCATTGGGGGTCTTTTATAAGTGGGGGGATTAATAACTGAAAATACTTTTTACAAATATACATTAATTTGTAAATTATATTTTACCTTATGGACCTATAATAACGGTAAGAGTGTAGGATAAATTTATGAGGTGAATTCCGTAGTGATAACGGAGGACTATGAACCGAATGAATTGATCGTATACTCTTACTTTTTGTACTTAATGTTTCGTTCTTTAAGTTGATTAATTAAAGAAGTTGGCGTGTTTTTATCTATTAAAACTCCACCATCAACTTTCTCTAAAGAACCAATATCTGATATCCCACTATTTCTAATTCTAAGTCTACCTTTTATGTGTTTTACATTACCTAAAGATTTGAGTAACTTGTTTTTTACAATTAAATCTCCTCCGACATATTCTAACTCACCTAAATCATGCACTACCCCTCTAATGTCTAACTTACCACCAACTATCTTTAAATTTCCCAAACTTTCCACGCAAGCTGTTTCATAGATTACTAAATTGCCCAATACATTTTTTAAAGTGTCCCAAATAATAATTGTAGAATCGTGTCCCACAATAAAATCCCCGTTGTGAATTTCTAAACCTCCGAAATTAGTTAAAACTAAATCGTAAATACCAAAATTACCTGATGTAGATTGCATATTGGAAAGGTTAGTAATGTTTGTGTGGAAACATTGACCTGAGTCCCAAATAATTTTATTTATACTAGTCCAATCACCAAAATTAAAATCATTTGTTACTGTTTGTTTAACTCCGTCATAAAAAATATAATCGGGATGTCCGTTATCAGTCGCACCATAAAGATTTAAAATTGATTCATATCCAAGAATTTTTGATACGTTTTTTAAAGACCCAAAAAAATCAACTACTTCAGAGACTGTGAGGTCTTTAATAAAATTCTTAATTGATATCTTTTTTTCAATGTCCATAAAACAAATATACAAAAAATCCCCCACTTCACAATGGAGGATCTAAGTTTTTTTACTTACCTTGATTAACTAAATTGTAGTAATCATACAGATGTCGAATATCCCCATCCCCAACTAAATACTCCTGTAATTTACAGAAAGATTCTTTAACCTCCGACGGAGTTTCGTCTGTAGGTTGATCGTTGTTCTCATAGTGTTCGAGAACCTCATCTAAAAGTGATTTTGTATTTTCCATAATACAAATATATAAAAGATTCCCATTCTACAAAAGAGTATAGGATAAAATTATGAATGAAGTCCGTAGTGAGTTTACGAACGGGAGGATGTAATGAATAGTTTAATCGTATACTCTTATTGTGTCATACATATATTATTATTATCTTTGTACTATGGAAAAACCGTTTACTATATATCTTGACATTGATGGTGTACTTGTTAGTTACCTTAAACTAAAGGACCGTGATCCTGATGGTAAACATTCTTTCATCCCTAAATCTGTTGAAGTCCTTAATAGTATCATCACAATGTTTGATGCTCATATATGTATTGTATCTACTTGGGGTCGCTCTTATTGGAACGGATCTAATGATGGTGAGGAGTTTAAGGATTTCTTGATTAGTAGAGGTATCATTGTGAATGGTCTTACCTTTGGTGATCCCGATGATCGTGCTGGGTTTGTTATTAAACGTAAATCTGAGGGTTACACGAAGTTTCTTATTATTGATGACGAATCTCTTGAATATTATGAGAACGTGTCTGAGATCGGATATAATCGTATCTTATTTGTTAACTCTTGGAGATGCTTGGATGACTATGATTTGGTTGGGGTTGCTAGAAACTATGAGAGATTGATCTCCGATGAGTATTAATTAATCATCCCTATATAATCATCCTTTGAGAAATGATTTACCCAATCATTAACTATAATACCGTACTTATTTTTAAACCATTTGTCTAAAAAATCTCTTGTCTTCATATTTGTATCCGTTTCTAAAAAAACCTTTAATGGTCTAAAAATTAAATCATAATTAACGTAAATCGTATTTTCATTCCATATAGTTCTTATAACAAATACGTTTTCCCCATTCTCATTTTTATATAACCTCATTAGTGGTTCTTGTTCGCTTACAACTCCTTTTAGATCTAAAAACAACTTCATAAAACCTAACGCGTTATGTATGTCAGTAACTTTTTTAAGATTATCATCACCACCTACATATGGCGAAACATTAAACCAACCATCATTCTTGATGTTGTGAATTAATTTGGTCTTTAACGTCTCTTCCTTTAGTACTCTTCTTATGTGTTCCTGTAGGTTCATATTATATAATTATCAACTTCTTCACCTTTCATTTTTATTGAATCAATAACTTGTTGGTATTTTTCTTCACTCCATTCATTTTGTCTATCTTGGACATATGGTATGCAATCACTAAAAGGTCTTTCTATTGCCTTTAATCTCCACGGATTTAATTTTATTTCATCATCTGTTAAGTTGGCTAATGTTATTACACTACAATCCCCTTCCCAATTTGGTTTTGCAATTCCTCCTTGTCCATCACCTGGTTCTGTAACGAATATAATTTCATCATCCACAAGTTTTTGTATGTCAAAAGTTAAACGAGAATTATCCATTCCCATCATTTCTCTAATTCTTTGTATGTTTTCTTGTAGGTTCATATTAATAAATATACCCGTAAACAAAAAATCCCCCCATTGTTATATGAGGGAATCTTTTAATATTTTATGAATGATGTTATTACCGTAAGAATATGGTGCCTTATATCTGTACCAACTTCTTAGGTTGGCTTCGGCACTGTCTGCTGGATGGTTACGATAAGATTCAGAATACTTGGACCAAAAACGGTCAAACTCCCATAGTTTAACATCTTTATATAGTGTTTCAGGTTTTCTAAACCATCTCTTTTTGGTGTACTTTAATGTTTCTATATATTGTAACAATAGTTGTTCAGCTTCACATTTTTGTAAGTATGCCCACTCTAATGAATTATTATGGTTAGGATCCTTTCTTTGTTCCTGTAATCTTTCATACTCCGAATTAATATATTCCTTGAGTTTGTCTTTAAATTCTAATCCATTCATATGTTTTTATTATTTGTAGTCAGGACAGGATTCGAACCTGTAATGTATTCGATACATTTTATGTTTCACCAAATCTACACCTGAGTGAGATACGTCTACCAATTCCGCCACCTGACTATGTTAATGTTAATTGACAGGATATAAAATCAAAGTTCTTGGTTTTGACTTTATTTCTTGCCATTGTTTATCTGACATATCAGCTTCATCTGAAGTCCATCCCATTGAATAAACATCTCCTGACCACGTATTATAAGGAATATAAACAGCATCTGAGTCAACACCTTTAAGTGGACTATACCCGTTACCTTCACTATCTTTTTGTAAAACCACTTCCATTTCATCAGGAAGATTTGAGATTGATTCTTTTAATTGTTTAATATTCATAACATTTATTTTTAATTGTAGTCAGGACAGGAATCGAACCTGTAGCTAAGAGACAAGCAGTTAGCCCCTTTCAGGGTTAGGGATTATGTCTATTCCCACATTTAACACACCACTGCGTACACCACTTCCGCCACCTGACTATTTGCTGTCTTTCCAGCTGTCAACCACTTCCATAGCCGTAAACGGACGTATGTATTTTCAGGATTTCGTAGTCAGGACAGGATTCGAACCTGTATGAGCTGCCACTTCCGTTCCTAGGTTTCTTGTAGTCTCAAATATCAGCGTCTACCATTCCGCCACCTGACTATGATTAATTATCTAAATTATCTTTGATGACTTCAACGGTATCTCTAAAGTCTTCACTTACCATTACACCCCAACTCATCCCGATTGGGTGTGTGTCAATTCCAATATCTCTTAGATTATTTGCAACCCAAGCCATTCTCTCACCTCTAGGTCTTTTACAAAAAACAGGGTCATTAGTTGTCGCTAAAACCATCTCAAACATTAGATTGATCAATTTTTGTTTTTCCTCTTGTTCCATATCTTTAATTTTTTGTAGTCAGGACTGAGTCTACCAATTCCACCACCTGACTATTTGTTAGTTAACAATAAATTCCAATACACCAACCGAGTATCACACCACATATTAACATATGAATCATTGCATTTCTATGTTTTATCCACAGTCTATCCCATTCTTTTTCTTCATCAAAGTCCATATCTATTTGTTTTAATTTTTTGTAGTCAGGACAGGATTCGAACCTGTAAATCGTTAGTAATCATTCTGCACATTATACTATTAAATCCATATCCCCTACACCTATTGCAGTAGCAAGGCTGTCTTTTGGATTTACTTGGTTAGCGTCTACCATTCCGCCACCTGACTAATATTTTTCAAATATAATACATTATTTTTTTATTTCCAAAACCAATTATAGGTTATGCAATCGGAATCATCAATCTAATGTTACCCAGTAAGCCACTATTATCGACACCACAAATAAAGCAACACCTAACGAACTAGTTAATGATCCACCTAACACTCCCATTGCCAACCCCGAAAACATCACCACCAATATTGTTAATGCTATTAGATCTTCTTTTAATTCCTTTTTCATTTTTAAATTTTTACTTTACACTTCATTAAAAATACATATGGGAACATATATGACATCTCACCATTTAATATATCAATTACTCTTTTCCTATTTATCATTTTTTGATACAGGTATTTTTCATCCATCGTTTTAACGTATATTGTTAATACCACAATCCCCATTGGTTCCATTAAACTCGTAGCCATCTTTACCTCATCGTAAGGTAATGAGTTTATTAACTCAAAGTATCTCAACATTATGTTCTCTAACTTATTCATAATGGATCATATGTTACGAATGTAGATATGTCGTTTATATTACAAGGATCTACTCTCATATTAATGTAGTCACCGATGTTTAGTGGTTGAATGTCGTCCATATCAACATACCCTGTTATTCTAATGTCATCGGGATAGGTTAATTTTACATTTATCTCCTGACCAACCACTTTGTGATCTACAACAAATAAATTTTTAGGTAAATAACCACTTAACATTCTTCTAACTATATCTCTACGTGACATAGCTAACATATCCACAAGAAGATATGCAGGGAAAGTTTTATCTGAAATATCTATTATGATCGTAACAACATACGCCCCATCTTTGAAGTTTATCTCATAGTTATCCACATTTCCCTCCACTAATGAGTCAATATATTTCGTCAGATCTTTCATTACCGCTAATATATAAAAAATCCCCCATCTTTACAAGTGGAGGATTAAATTATTTATTTTATGTAATGTTATTTTACTTATAGAATATCTTTGTCTTGATTGATTCTAAACCTGTACCTTTCGCCTGTGTCCATTCAGGGTATTTAGTTTGGAACTCACCTGCAGTTCCGATGAAATAATAATCCTCACCATTTTTACAATACTTGAAAGATCTACCTGTCTGTAATTGACTTGTTTTATCTGTGTCACATATATGGTTTGATTTGGTTTCGGTGTTCGTTGGCGCAACCTTTGTTTTACATAATGGAGCTAAAGCTTTTGTTAGACCGCCGTATTGTTGGAAATACTTATCTTTAGATGCGTTTACCGTAAATTTACCCTCGGCGCAGTTGTAAGTAACTTTACCCGCGTACTCAAATTTTAACGCATCTTTTGGTCCATAACCTAGTTTAACCCCAGTTCTACTATCAACAAATTGATACTTAGTGTTAGCGACTAACACATCACCGTTTTTAACAAACTTAGTTCCTTTAAAAATCTTTAACTCAGGTTTAGCCTCACTAGTTGCATTTTCAAAAGTTGCGTCATTTTTGACCGTATAACCCATTTCTTCTTGTTCTGAGATCAATGGTTTGGCATCGCCCATTGTTGATTCTAATAATTGTTTAAATCTATTTAATTCCATAGTTGTCTACTTTAATTAATAAATATATGGAATAACGAAAACATCTATTATTTTGTGATTTTTATTGTGAATTATATGAATAATATTCTAGTTGCGTGACTATGATACTTTTCGTTTATTAAATCCAATAGAGGTGATTCCCAATTTTTAACCGATCCGAAGTAATCCTCAATTTCGCTAGCCAATTCTTCATATAAAATTATTGTATTGAAGTTTGGGTTTCTAAGGTCGGGTGTGTCATAACATACTTCAGGTAAGTCATCAATAAATTCTTCAGGGTAATCCCCATACACATCCCATTTATCTCCATCAACCAACTTGAAGGTGTAATCGTTATACTCACTTGTTTGTTTTACAAATCCTATTGCATATGGGTCACAACATACTCCCATACCACAATCATATTCTGCCCAATCATAATATAAGTCGTCTAATCCATCAACCGCCATATCAATTAGATTTCTTAACGCAGGTTTAATGTTTGTCTCTTCCCTTAATACTTTCTTTATTTGTTCCTTAAGATTCATATCTAATAAATATACTAAAATAAAAATCCCCCACCATTGTGAAGGATTTTTATGTAGTCAGGACAGGATTCGAACCTGTATTTATACCACCATATAACTTACTTTTCGGGCGAGCCTGCAGAACTCTCATTATATGTACGTTACCAATTCCGCCACCTGACTAATTATTGTTTTCATTAAATTATAATTCTCTTAGTGATTCCTTCGTTTCCTTAACTTTAAATTGAGTTACCTGATTGGTACCACTATTACCTCGTTTACCAGTTAAGAACTTAAGTAAACCACTATTGTAGAACTTATTTGGAGTGTCAAAGGTTTCTCCGTTGAAGTGTAATATTCCTTTTGAATCTAATAGTACGTCGTAGTCGATTCCTTTGTATGTTCGGATCAACATCGTATCTTTACCAAATGAGTCGGCGATCTTCACTAATCTTTCATCACCACTTAATGAGATTTGTTCTTCTTTGAGTTGTTTCATATCCATAGTGGTAGCCCCATAGATATTCATAAAGTTGATGAACTCACCTGTTAATGTGTCCTCATCATCTTTAAACCACTCCCCAACCAATCTTCGACTATCGAGGATGGCGTGTAATAGTTTTTCCACCTTATCCATATCGTCTACCATATACGCAGAGATAATCTTATATCCTATTGGAGATTTTGTTCTGTTAAGTTGATACTCTCTTTGAGTTAAAGAGATTGTTTTCCCGATCTTCTTGTCGGTTGTGTCGAGTTCTCTTCCGAGAACATCATAGTATTCACCCAAATAGATATATCCTTCCATATGGCAAATATAGTAGAAATTATTTATAATTCACCATATCCTCTTACAATATTAACTTTCTTTTTAAATAACTTTTCAAATACTTTACCCATCATTTCACTATCAATATGTAATAATATATTATCACCAATTAATCATACCTTTAACTACCATATAAATTTCTTTATCAGTGAAGTTTGATAGTCTTTCTATAAATCCATTTATTTGCATACCATACTTACCATACTCATTTACTTCTACCGTAACCTTATCTCCCGACAAATAAAATGAATCGGCACTTTTATCTTTATCTAATTCTATTGAAAATTCTATCGTTACATCTCCTTTTGTCTGATGATATCCTTCCTCATTTATAAAGTCCCTAATGTATCTCTCTAATACTTCTCTTGGTAGTTCACCTGTCTTTGATATGATTTGTTGAAGAGATAGTCCTGTGTCTTGCATTACCTGAAATAAACCATTCTCTTCTATTGGTCTAAGTAATCCATACTTTTTGTTTTCCGATTCATTTAAATCGTTAATATCAGGATTAATTTCATTGAAGTAATCAAATATCATTCCTCCGTATTCCATCTTCATAAAATCATCAATCTCCTCATATGTGTCCTCATACTTTGGGTCGTATTCATTATATGGATAAAAATGTGGAATAACCCAACTTATTATGTCGGAAGCATAATCATACTCATCCGAATAATCGTTCGGGTCTGTTTCACTCATTTCCTTTTTAATCAATCGTATGATGTTCTCCTCGTTAAATTCAGATGTTCTTCTTCTAATGTCTTTTCGATTAAAAAGTTCATTGATGTTTTGGGTAAACAAACTATCATACCTATCTTTGATCTTATCGTAATAATATTTTGACAGGAAGTCATAAATTTCATCATAAGGTACTTTGTTTGATCTATTATCGGATAAATCCATATAGTAAGCATCTATAAGGTGAGTTATAACTCCGTCGTTGAAATCATTAAAATTAAATTCAACATTATTAAGAATCCTTTCTAAAGAAAGACTGGTAACGATATTTAAATACTCATAGAATTCTTTGTCCATCAGGACCATATCAATTCTTCTACGAAAGAATTTTGATTCATTAATTGATTTTTTCTTATCATACCACCACTGATGATCGTTATAATTATTTATGGTTGAGTTACCAGTTGTTACGTAATCAAATTGGTCTCCAAAATAATTTGGTATTTCTTTCTTTATTTTATTGAAGACTGAAAATAGTTTATTAGAATCATTTTGATTAAAACTATTCTCGAATAGTCCTGTAATATGACATTCTTTACCACCATCAACAATATCAACAGCGACTCCTTTAAAATTTTCAGGTAGATCATAATCTTCCAACAACGATTCAATAAAAGTTGTAACGGCCTTTTCCAATGGAGCTCTTTTTTTAATTTTTTGTGTTTCTTCTTTTAAAACTTTTTTAATATGTTCTTTAAGGTAAATGTTTTCTTTCCCACAATCTTTTGTGGTGTTGCTATAGATGTCGACAGCAGTTTCAGTATAATCATATATGGTATGCCAAACCTCATCCATTACGTCATCATACATTTTCTGAATCCCTTGAGTAACGGGCCAAAGTTTTGTTCCTCGACCACCAATAAATGTTATAGTAACACTTGGTGATTTAAATGGAGTTCCTCCCAAGGTATCAAATCTTTCATTTGGATCTTTAACCTCAATATCACATATTACGTGTTTGTATTCAGGTAAAATAAAATCCTGTATTATTTTATTAAGTAATTTTTTCATTTGACATAAAAATAACTATCCACATTTATATCTTTATATTTGTCGTCACCACGTTCCATTTTTAAACTATCAGGTAAATCATTATATATGTCAGAAAAATTATTCACTAACTCTTTATTAATAAAAAATGGGTCATCAAATACTTTATCATAATCCAAAGCAGAGAAAGGGTAAGGTTTTCCGTGTCCTGAGTCATAAATAAATTCGGGAGATCTTAAATATACTTTATTTGTCTCAAGTCCATAATATTCTTTAACTTTTGGGAAATCTACAAGTAAGTTCACATAAATAGTATATGTATAATCATTTAATTCGTTAGCCAATTTCCATCCAACAATGAATGGATATTTTTTGGATAGTAATTTAACCGCAAGATTAATACCTTTAGTAATGTTTTTACTATTGTTAACCTCCTCTTTTAATATATGTCTAATTAATTCTTTCATTACATTACTTTATTCAAAAACATTTTAATTGTTCTAACTATTTTTTGTCTATACGGATCGTTTTCGTTAAAGTTTTCAAACGGTCTCTCGATTATATTATTTTCGATTAACATATAAAGTATCTCATTTATCTGTTTTCTTTTTGTGTCGAAACTTGTGATAACGTAGGTTTGTCCGTTAACGTCGAATTTAACTAACCTCATCGGTAAATTATCTTCACCCCAACCCAAATCTTTATCCTCAACTTCATATCTTCTCATAAGAAAATTGATTACGTTTTTCTGTGTGTCCTCAACACTTTCGTAAAGAGATGTTTTTTTATATAACTTACTTCTTAATTGTAACATTTCATCAAATGGATCTGTAAATGGTACTATAGGGAAATCAATTTGATCAGCATTTTCACCATTTATTTCCTTAATAGTAATATAATTAGGTGTGTTGAACCTAATTTTTTCGTAATTTTTATCTAAAGAAACATTATATGGACTATCTTGTCCTTCAATAATAAAACGTTTAACCAAGTTATCTTCCTCCTCAGTTAATTCACTATTGTCATAAGTAACATTAACTATTGGCCAAAAATTAGTATTCCACTTGTTTGCCTTCATTCCAATGATATCAAAGTTGAACGGGAAATCGATTCCATCATAACCAAAGGTGACTTTACCTTTAAGAGATTCAATTCTATCAATTATTGCCTTGTTATCTTTGAATACTCTTTTAAGGTTATTTAGTCCACCGACAAGTTCAGCGGCACTAAAAATACCTTCATTTTGAATTACTTTTAATAACTTAAGTTTATTCGATTGTTCTTTTAAGATATGTCTAATTAGTTCTCTCACAGGTACTCTTGTAAATCGTATTTATCTATTATTTGGTTGTATATTTGTGTTCTTGCCCTTTTACCTAATGTATTTCTTTTAGTAATAAATGAATAACCAAATCCATAATCACCTGATTGACCAACAACTCTCCATATTTTTTGACCTGAGTAAAGATCCCTTGGTATCAATTGAGCATTAAACTTATAAGTATGACCATTAGTTGTCCAACTAAACTCACCTAAATCTTTCATATCTTGACCTGAAAACCTAATTGATGGTAAATTTAACTTTTGAACAATTAGATCATCAATATATAAATTGGGATCTATAGTTAATCTTATCGGTCGGAATCCCGTTTCTTCGTAGTATTTCATTATATCACCATTATATAAGATCTTAATTAAATTATCGGCACCACCAATATATTCTATAGCACCTGCAAGACCTTCATCATCAATCAATTGTTTAACTTGATCCTTGACTATACTTTCATTTAATATTTTTCTTATTAGTTCTCTCATTGTCCTCTTAATCTTTCCATTTCATCACCGCGAAGTTTTTCTAAATAAGTTTTTTCAATCCAACCTGGTTCTTCATTTTCATATTTTAATATATCATCTTTTTTAAAAAGTGTGGTTTTAAGAATATATTGTATCATATCCTCATCACTCACATCTTCAGGTTTTGTTACTGGTGGTACGCAAGTTTCAGCGTCTCTACCAGTAACATCAAATTCATCAATATAGATATCATTTCTACCCATAAACTTTTGAATTTCACCTAAATAAGTATCGTCAAACCATTCTTCAAAAAGGTATTTTAAATAACTTGCCCTTACAGGAATATCTAACGATAACTCTTCAAATACATTTTTTGGAACTGTTAGGTAACCTCGCTCAAGATCTCTTTCTTCGGTTTTTCTTTTATCATCATAAACACTATAATCAACATTAAAATATAAAGTAATATGTAATATTTCTTTTCCGTGATTACAAAATTCAAAACTATGTGTTGATTCCCACGATTTGTTGTGGTACATTTGAGCACCATTAAAATAATCATTTAACCATCTATAAACAAGTTGTTCTACCTTTGGTGTAGGTTTAGAATATTTTCGATTAACTTCTTCTTTTAATATATGTCTGATGAGTTGTTTCATTATAAATAAATATCCTTAAAGATAGTTATGTGTTGAATATTTTGTATCTTTATAATATGAAAAAGATATTCGCATACGTTTTGGTTAACATCTTCACTTGGAATCCTGATAAGTCGTTAGAGATTGTTAGAGAGTTTCTTGGATCTGATAATTTAAGTAAGGCGAATACAAGAAAAACTCCCTCATTGGTAACCCCACCTTTGAGATCAAAAAGTAAGAGAGAAGAAATTATTGATAGTTTGAACTACTTAAGATCTAAGACAAATAAAACTAAACAAGACAAAGAATCCATCTACTCTTTGGAGATGGTTCTAAAGAATCTTGCGTAGTTTATTATCTGTTGATTTTATAAGGTTTTGATTTGATTTTTGATTTGGTAATTCTAACCGATTCGTTAACATCAATCTCATACTCAGGTTCATATCTTTCGTCACCAGCTTTTGCAATCTTTTCTTTAAGAACTCTTGCAAACTCACGTTGGATCATCTTCGTAAACTTAACATATGCCGAATCTTCAGCATTTGCATCGTAACTATATTTTCCTTTTGGTGGTCTTTTTCCACGACCAAAGTAATTCAATGCCGATATGTTTGTAATACATTTGTGTCCACCACTATTAGCATTTATTAAATCCCAAGCGCTAACTTGTATAGAATCCATTAAGTCCATTTCTTTTTCGGATAATTCCTTGAATGGTGTATCCATTGCTTTTTTGATAACCTCTAAAGATTTTTCACTTGTTTTTGATCCATCGAATTTATCACCATAAAGTGCCATAAAATCTTTGAATGTAAATCCAACTGACTCTCCTCCGAAATCTTTTCCTGATTCAGATACCCACTTTATTGTTGATAATGGAATCATTTTTTCTCTTAATTGAGATTCCCATTTACCTAAGACCTCATCTTTAACCTCACCTAAGTTAACACCTTTAAGTGCTCTTTCTTTCTTAAATGGATTACAAGATGCCTGAACCATTCCCATTGGCCAAGCAATTACCAAGAAGTCAGCTTCAGGATTATTTCTAAATGGAGTAAATCGATCATATGATCCAGGTCTCATCATATTACCACCACCATATTGAACGATTACTTTATCTTGAAGATCGACGTTTGGATTCATTTTCTGAGACCTAACATAATCTTCTTTGTTTTTTTCTAAGTTCTCAATACTAGCATACCCTTTTGTTTTCATCTGATCTTTAATGTTTAATAACATACTCATTAAAGATGGTTTAGCATTCATAACAATATCTCTTAAGAAATTAGGTTTGTTTTTAAATGCTAAAAGAAGTTTGTTTGTAATCAAACCTAATAGTTTTTTGTTTTGACCTACTGATTTTTCTCTATCGAACTTATACAAATAATTCATTACCTGTTCTGGTGTGATATCATTCTTTGCGTAGTCAGCCGAATCCACCATTGAAATTAACTCAATATCATCTTTGGTGAAGATATCCTTTGGTGAAATTGTTTGAGAGATCGTCTCAACGTTTGATCTTGATGGTTTAAAGTTTGTTGAGGTTCCTTTTTCAACACCCGCTTGAGTATCGTGGTGATCTGTATGAATAACAAACATTGGTTTTCCGTGAGCAAAATCAACAAGTACTGGCATTATATCACCTGAAGCATCTTGTTTCTTAATCGCAAACTCTTTGTCCCCATATTGGATTATCTCAGCATCAACAACTTTGATCCCGTGTTGTTCCAAATAGTTTTTCATCGCTAAAGCCGTAGTTACTCCATCCAAATCTTGGTGAAAGTAAATTTTAGCCATTGGGTATCTCTTTGCTAATTCACGTATGTTTCTTATACCACTTTCAGTTAAAATACCTTTAACCTCTTCCTGTAATACTTTTTTAATTAAACTTTTCATCACATATAAATACTTTAATAAAAGAAAAATCCCCACAATTATGTAGGGATTTTATAGTTTTGTGTTGTACGAAAATTATATTATTCCGCAGTTTCAGATTGAGGTTCTAAATTTTCTACCATTTCTAACATCTGAACATCTAAGTTTAACTTCACCTCATCACTTAATAATACTCCTCCTGTGTCAAGAGTCGCGTTCCAAGTAAGATCATAATCTGAACGATTAATTACTCCGCTAATTTCAAATCCGTGTTTTGTGTTACCCCAAGGATCCGTATTTTTACCATTGTATTCGATGTCCAACTCAATTTCTTTTGTTGTATCTTTGATTGTCATTTCACCTTTCATCTTTCCATTGTCAAGATTAACGTAAGTTGATTCAAAATACATTTTAGGGAACCTCTCCGTGTTGAAGAAATCTTCATTGTTAAGGTGTTTATCTCTATCTGTGTTACCAGTAGAAATTGATTTAACTTCAGCCTCAAATCTAACCTCAGCATCTGACATATCATCCATAGTGTATTTCATTCCACCTGAATAATCAGTTAATGTTCCTTTAACATTTGATACCATCAAGTGTTTAATTTTAAATCCCAAGTCAGAGTGAGATGGGTCAATTACTAATTGTTTCATTTTTATATTTATTTTGGTTTATTTTCTTACCAAAACATAATCCTTTTATCGGGACTTGTAAATTAAAAATGTCTTGATTTATGTTAAGATTTTAAGTTAAACCTAGTTGCGTAATATGTAGCGGTATCACTATAGTAGTCCTGTAAAAGTGGATATTCATTAATCACATCGTCTATGTTAGAGTACAAACGCTCTGACTCCCAATACGTTTCTTTCTCTTCTAAAAAATCGTAATATTTTTCCACAGCTTCACCAACATTTTCCTCTTTACCGTTAACGGATGCTCTTAATGGTTTAAATATATTTTTTATTGAGTAATTATCAAATTCCCAATCAGTGTTAAATCCTTCAGAAACCCCATAAATCTTAACCTCACTATATTTGTCGGGATAATGAAAAGTTATAACGGAAATATTATTTAATACATTTTGTATTTTTTCGGTTACCTCTTCACTCAAATATAACCCATTATCAATGTCTTCGTTATGAATCATAGGTTTTAATTTTTGATTTATATAATCCCCAAATTCATCCAACACACCTTCAAGTTTATAAAATAATATTGGTCTAAAATATGGCACATCGTTTGGATTTTGAGCCCTAAAATAAACATATTCATTTTTTTCGGACACTTTTACTGGTGTGAGTATCATCCCATCAACATCAATGGTGCCACCTTCAAACTTTTTTAATAAACTTAATATTTTTTTATCGTTCATCATACAAACATATTATATTCATTATTCCTTCTCACCTCAAGGCCAGGGAATTTATCAAACATATGTGAACTTGTCTGAAGGATCAATTCTTTGGCTCCTTCTAAATCACCTCTTTTAACCGCTTGTATGAAATCACTTTTCCTAATTCCACTACCCATATTGTATGCCATTGACACCATCGCATCATACATACCTTGCGTTATTTTTGTTTTAATACCTTTTTTCTCCCAATCATCTAAAATTTTATTTATGATACCTTCAGCTTCAATGATATCATTTTTAAGTAATGTTTCAGCATTTTTTTTGGTTATTGCAGTTTGACCTGGTACGATATCATTGTAGTTAGGTAAGAATTCATAACCCTCATCTTCACCTGGAAATATTGCGTGACCATATCCTATTGTATATGCTCCGTCACCAATGTCGTATGCTGTTAAAATCGGTTCGCCTTTATGTCTAACAGACCCTTCCTCTCTTTTTAAATGGTTAAAGATCCCTTCAGAAGATTTTCGAATCCTTGGGATCTCCATAGATTTAAAAATCTTCTTCTCTGTTTTAACAACATTCTGTAATGGTGTTTCTAAGTAATTGTTGATTTGGTTTAACGATAATAACCCTAAGAAAGAATATAGAACATATTTTAATATTCTTTTTTTTAAATCACTTGGTAGGTTTTTAATCTTTTCTTTTAAGTTGGATAGATATTCTTTTGCGTCTTCTTTGGTCTTAACCCATAGTTTTGAAAGGTCTAACTCATTTTTAACTTCAGTGAAATCCCACTCCATATCGGGTTGTCTTTCTTCATCTTCAGTAAGGATGGAAAGTTTAAATACCATCTCCTCAAGTACTTGATTATAATTTAATCGAGATTGTATGATCTTATATTGTTGCTCAGTTATTGATAATTTCATATTAATAAATATAATCAATTACTGTTCAAAAGTAATTTTTGAAATTTGTATATCCTTAATGTTAAAATAAACTAGTTCATTTAAAAGATCCGTTATATTTTGGTAGTTTCTAATTCGTTTATTTGCGTGGATGTTATTTCTTCTATTAAAGTAAGTGTAGTAGTATTCATTAAGTTTAACAGTAACGTCCACCTCGTAAACACATTTATCAGAGTAATATAAGTTTTGATATTTTCGAATATTAACTACCTTGATGGTACAATCATTAGGTCTTTGGAATCTTCCTTGGAATTCAATTCCTTTTTTCTTAATTAATTTTTTAACAAACTTAATATCCGTACATTTAATTGCTCTCCCTATTTTTAAGCTGTGTTCCATAGAACAAATATAGTTAATTTTTTAAAATCAACTATCTTCTTCCATAATTTTTTTTGAGGTTTTCTAATTTGGCCTTTTTCAGGGCATTATTTAAAGTATTCGTTGTTTGGGTATTACTATTCTGATTCACCCTATTATAATCAATCACCTTAACTTCTTTTGGTTTAACTTCTTTTGGTAGGTTTTGGAAGATTGTTTCTAATAATCGGTGCTTCTTATCTTTTAGATCTTTTATCAGATCAACTTCATTTTGTTCTATCACAGAAATTGATTCTGACCACTCAATCGTAGTATTATCCAACATTTGGTAGTCAGCCTTCTCTAATATCGTCAATGGACCGAAATTAGTTTTATTTTTTGACATTCTAAAATATTTACCTCGTATTTGGGAGGCATACCCCGTTTCATTACTTAATGTTAAACTTTTTGGGTGTAGTCGTCTATGAAATAATATATTACTTGTTAAATTAATTTTTCTTTTCATCCTATATAATCTACCCATAAAATCCGAATCAGCAGCACATCTCCAACCCTCAAATCCATTCATTGCAAGAAATAAGTTCTTTCTTATTGCGAATACTCCTTCCCCGTAAAGCCCCTTTTCGTCTTTATAATCCCTACCAAAATTATTATCTCTAAAGTTTATAAATTTGGGTTTGACACATTCATATTTTAAGGTCAAACTATTTAATTCAGATAAACAACTTTCCGTCATAACATCATCGGAATCAAAGAAAAATAAATTATCATATTTTGATATTTCAGACAAAGTATTTTTTATCTTATATGGTCCAACATTTTCCAAAAAGAAAAAAAAGAAGAAATTAGGTGGGAAGGTTTTATCTTTAATATATTCTTTTGTTTTTTCGCAATTATCAATACCTACTAAAACCTCAAAGGGGAAGTTAGCTTGATTTTTTTTAATTGAGTCGAATAGTTCATCCAAAAAATCCACATTATCATATGTAGGTATAATTACACTTAAACTCATCTACCTCTTTTTTTACCCATTATTTTACTTAACATATGGACATTACCTGAAGGTCTTGTTTGTTGGGTTTGGACGGGTTTAATCGATTTGGGCGTGGAGTGGTGTTGGTTCCCAAATATTTTGTTTACCATTTCATAATTTAAAGTTTTTTGGCTCTTTTCTATAGTTTTTTCTATTTTAGTATGAATAGGTGGTGTTTCTATTACCACGTTTACCTCCTTACTTGGGTTAAACAAATCATTTACTATTTTTGTTTGTATTGTATCTGAGTTAGAATGAGTATCAAATATCGTTGTTGTTTGTGGTTGGTATGTCAAGAAATCTTTCTCGTGAGCAATTGATAATACTTCAATATTATTTTCAATACAATACTTACCAACCCATACGTCTGCCATATTTGGATGTTCAAAATATGTGATTGGTATTTTCATTAAACTTGTATGAAAACACATAACACCAGTGCCTCCAAAATGTATAAACGCGTCTCTTTTTTGATGTCTAAGACAATGATAAAATTCAATGTAAGAACTATAAAATGATTTTATTGGTTCTTTAGAAAACTTTCTTCCGTGTAGGGTTATAACCCTCTTATTTGAAAACTCTTTACACCTTGTGATCATATGGTCAACGTAGTTTGGTGGGTAAATTAAGTCGTCATCTATTGTAAGGTAATAACCGTCCGAATCAATTAATTTTGCAAACTTTAGTGCGTCCCCATACCTATTATCGGAAAAATATAAGTTTATTTTTTCATCTAAAAATTGAGGGGGAATTTCCCCTTCGTGATCATTTAAAAATATATTAATCTCATCACACTGATCATAAATTGAATCGATTGTTTTAACCAAACTATCTATTCTTTTGTAAGACGCAACACTAACTATTCTTTTTTCACTCATATTGTGATTAAATTATTCTTTTTTCTTTCGTTTTTATTCATTTTGGATTCGTGAACTCCGTGATACACTAATGATTTTTTTACGTGATACAAAAATTTACCACTACTATTAAGTCTTTGGGTGATTTGATGACCAACACCAGAACTTATTAGCGGATCATTAATCCATCTTTTTTCGCTAATCGCATTAACCCTATAATCAAGTAATTCAAAGAAATTCTTCTCACATATGAAACATAGGTCATTCCATTGTGTCCGCAAAACCTCACCTAAATCTTTTGGGTTTTTATAACCCCAATGTGATTTATTAACCCTATCGTCAGTTAATATACTTAAACATATTTTTTTAGTCGAGTCTATCGATTCGTATAATCTTTTGGTTTCATCAAAAAAGTTATCTACTAAAGAAATATCGTCAGGTAAATAAATAAAATACTTTGAATTTACGTTTTTAACAAAACTAAAGGTTGCGTTGTATGTAACGTAATATTTCTTCTTACCCATATTTGGAAACATACCTATTTTAATAACATCTCTTCCTGACAAATCTATTTTTTCAGTCGACCCATCATCAAAGACCGCAACTAATATTTTATAATCTTTTTTATTACGATCAATATCGTCCAATAACTTATAAAGCATCTCCGATCTATTGTAGGTTGTAATTAAAACACAAAAATCATATTCCATAATCATACCCCTAATATTGAATTACATTTATTAATAAAGAATACATCTTTTTTACCGAACCTAGATTCAAATGCGTGGTACGTATTGTTACCATATGTTGTTCCATACCCAAAACTATGATTCTCATCAAGTTTAACATTTGGTATTTCAGCGTGATTAGGAAATAATAAATTAATTGACATCTCATTTTCCGTCGCAATGTGAGAAAGTTCTCCAGCACAATCCGATCTGTTAGTCGTATTGAAGGATGGTCTCCCTAACTCATTATATGTTCTTATACTAAAAACTAAGAATGATGGTGCCGCAAAAATAAATTTGTTATGTGGTGGTTTTAATTTAGAAGCCACTTGAGCATTACCAAATAATCCAACGTTATTTTTAGCCCATTCAACTGCAAGTGGTATTATTTTTTTATTTAATGGTATTGCATCAATGTCAAATAAAACAATTATCTCTTCAGGGTCATATATGTCTTTCAAATAATTGTCAACCGCATCTCCGTGTGTTGTCCAATTCTCAACCATAATTTGGTTAATTGTGAAACCATATTTATTAAAAACTTTTTGTTGTAAATCAACAACTAATGGTTTTATCTTTTTATCGTAAAATGTTATAATGTGCATTAACTTAAGTATTCATTAATATCTTTTATCCAACTTTCTTTTTGGGAGTATCTTGTATTTTTACCGGGGTTTTGATTTTTTATAAATGGAGTATCTTTCCAAAGTATTAAGAGATCTTTATTCATTGCACCAGCACAATGTGCTAATCCAGTATCGTTAGAAATAATCTTTTTAGCATCTCTCACTAATGATAATGATTTTCGGATATCACCAATTTCAATTCTATCACATATCTTTTCCATCCAAGGATTTTGTTTCATATCTGATTCCGATCCCGTGAAATAAATTGGTAAGTTACTATTTTCTTTTATTAGGTCGTATATCTCTTCAGGTACTTCCTTCTTTCCGTACCATTTTGGTTTCGGATCATTATCGTTAAGTGATAACCCACCCAAACCATTTAATAACAATAAATAATCTCCGTTATTCTTTGGTATTTCAATTGCGGGATCAACATATGTGTGGTATTTGTCAGTCCATTTTTCACCAACCATTAATTCAAATGTGTATTCGTAATCTGGAACATTTAGATTAATCATTTTTGAGGAGAACGTTGGTTCTCTTCGTAATTTACCTACGTGATTCATAAAATCACAATCAATAAAACAATCTTTAACGTAAGGTATTGTGAAAAAAACATCTATTTTATGACCTACCTTTTCCGATAACCTTTTTATCCCTGGTGTTAACATTATAAAATTACCTAAAGCATAACCAGCGTTTTGTTCAATTAAAGGCATTCCCATATCTTTTTTTATTATAACTATAGGAAAAAATTAATTTTAATAAATTGTTTTTAGTGTCTAATGTTATAATAGATCTCAGGTGCAATTATAAAATTGTTCGTGGTATTTTGTAATTTATCGACAAACTCAAAATCTTCACCATCGTCATTAGTGTCGAATAACATATTAGGTATTGTAGTCTTAAACGATATTGATATACCAACTCGGTTTCTAATAAGATTGTTTCTTGAAAGTTCGGGAAATATCTTACCGTCGGTTGTTTTCATTCTCCAAACAACAAAATCATATTGTAAGTATTTTTCTACAAGTGTTTTAACATAATCTTCGTGTATTGTATCATCATCATCTAAGAATCCAATCCATTCTGTTTCACACATTTTAATCCCTTCATTTCTAACTAACCCAGCATTTCCGTGTCTTTCCCCCTTTACTCCTAACTTTTCTATGTTGAATGTTCGTATTCTTGGGTCATTAAATTCTTTCCCGACAACTCCGTCGTAAAGAACAAAACAACTCCAATTTGGGTTAGTTTGATTAAGTAAGGATTGGATTGTATTGTCTATTGTGGGTCTATTAATCGATGGTATTATAAATGTAATTAAATTCATAAATGACTTATTTTTTTCTCCCTTGACAATGAGCCTTCTGACTAAAACCTTTTGGGTTTTTACAATTTATTGATTTTTTATATTTTTCAGACCATTTTTCCTCAATAGGATCTTTAGATAATTTCTTCTTCCAAAACTTATAAAGATTTTCTTTGTCATATTTTTGTTCCTTCAGGTCCCAACCACAATCGTGGCAAAGGTATGGATGTCTATCACCCTCCTCTTTATTCCAAGAGTGTTCACATTTCTCACAAACAATCTCGTCTTTGAATATTCTATCCGCCTGCTTTTCTGTTAGTATTATTTTCATATTAATCACAATTTCCATCTTCTTCCCATAAATTAACTAAATAATTATAGTACTTATTATTTAGGTATGTTTCAACTTCTTCTCTAACCTCAATCATTTCATCAGAAGGTTCTCTGTAATCCTCATCATCTTCATCACAATAATTTTCATCACAATAATAAAAACTAATTCCTTGGTTTATACAAAAATCCGCATATTCTTCACCATCATCAAAATTACAAGGATCTTGTATTTCAGTTTGATACTCAATTATATCACTTATTTTATCAAGTTCCACACCTCTTCGTCTGAACCTTAAACTCATCATTTGATTTTCACTTATTATTATTTTCATCACCAGTTAAAGTCCTCTCTTGTATTTATTGAATTAAGTAGTTTTAACTTAAAGTTCCCTTTCCCTAAATATTCTCTCAAATGATATTCTAACTCATAGAGGAATCCACCAACATCTAACGATTGAAAAATAGTTTCGTAATAAACAATAATCGATATTTCAATCATATTGTTTGTTTTATACACATTTACAACTTCAACTTTTGAAATTGACTCTATTTGATCACAAACATCAAAACTAATAATCTCAGGGGCATCGGCGCCAAGTTCGTTCATCTTATTACATTTTTTTTTGATATCGTCAAATGACATATCAACCGTATTTTGAAATGTTATAGTTTTTAATTGTGATTCTGTAATTATTATTTTCATATCTCCACGTAATACACTAAAACCTTTATTCCCGTTCTCGGATATATTAATGAGTTTAAACAATCTTGTATAACTCCACTTACTTCACCCTGTATCTCAAATCCAACCTCATCATCATTCAAAGCATCTTCTAAAGATAAGTGTCTACCATCCATAGTGGTAACAGATCCCCCTTCTGATACTTGACACTCTATTTTATAAACATCATCTTTTACGTAAACATTAGTGATTCTCCAATCAAAGTCATACCCACCAACAAACATTTCAGGAAAATCTTTTGTTGAGAAGTTATTAATTGATAAGTTATCAATTATTTCCATAGTTTTTTCTTCTCCGCCAATGTAATCATTGAAGAACTCACCATAGTCCCTAATATCCGTCCATCTATCTATACCGAAATAACCTAAGATATCTTCATCAAAAGTCGGGTAACCTTTCTCTTTAGTTTGTTTATCCCACATTTTTTTAAGAATTTCGGATTTACGAGTGGGTTTGTTTGAACTCTCAATCACCATTCTCATTTGAGATTCCGTGATAACTATTTTCATTTTCTTAATGAATTGATTATCTCTTCTTGAAAGAAGTTGGTTATTTCAGGTTCGAGTCCATTTTCTTTTAAAATATCCTGTAATCTAACTTCTTCATCGAACACACTATAAAAGTCATAATCGGTTAGATAACCTCTTTTGTCTGTTGAGATAACCCCAAGGAATTCATCGCCCATATATTTTATCTCACCGAAGTAATTTATTTCCCCATCTGATTCATATTCTTCGGAAAACTCATAAGTTAAAGGAGTTCCGTGTCTTTCCCATCTAAATCTTTCACCCTCTCTTTCATCTGGCATCATCTCTTGATCAAGATCGTAAACAAACTCTTCTGCGTTACCACCTTTATCAACAAAATTTTTAAACGACCTCATCATAGATTGTTCGGATGGTTTTAACTTTTCGCCTTCCTTAACTTTTTTGTATAAATCAAGAATCTGATCAAAGTTTTCATTTAGGGTTTCTTCAGAATTACCGTAATAATCTTTCAACTGATCATTAAAAATATCTTCCATTGAATCCATTATACTACTATATATGTCCCAAAAATTATCTAACTCGTGGTCAGTATGTGACATATAGATATCTAAAGCCGAATCATATACTTCAGTAGCATAGTCTTTGAAGTCTTTATGATCCTCAACATTTATGAGAGATGTTGCCTCTTCAACATCACTTATAAGATCCTTATATCTTCTTTTAACCCACATTTGCCCTGGTGTCATCATATCTGAATAGGTTTTTTAGTTTTATTATCGTAGATAGTAAAAGGATTTGCAATAATAACCCAATCAACATAAGAGTAAGCATCTTTTCTATCCCAAGCTCTTTCTGAATTTTTAACCTGAATTGTTTTTGTTCCGTGAGTTGGGTGTGTCATTATTAGATCGGTACCAAAAGTCATATCAATTAGATCACCATTACCTCCACTATATTCGGATTCAAACCCCATATCCTCTAAGGTTTCTTTAATTCTATTCTCAGCACTCTCACCGATCGCACTTGCTCTTTGAATGTTTTTAGTATAATCCAATAGTACGTTAGGATCTTCAAAATACTTATCAACCAATCTTCCAATGTATGGTTTGATTTTTTTTAATCCTTCGGTTGGGTTATTAATGATAGATTGTATTGTGGGTTTAGCATTTTCACCACCTTTATAAATTAAATCCGTAATCAACTCAGAAAGATCCGAATAGTTGGTATTCAACTTATTAATTGGTTGCCATTCGCCATTTATGTAAACTAACTTACTTGAATTAACTTTGTTATTTATAAAGTATTCTTTTTGTTTCTCACTTATCTTACCTAATGATTGGAGTAGTTCCGCCCCCTTAATGAATTGTTGTTTCAAGGAATCAGGAACGTCTGTTTTAAGTTCTTCGGTTTTATTGTTAATAATCCTTTTAAGTCCAAGTCCATCGTCTTTATGTAACCAGCTTTTTAATGATGCGATTTTTTTGCAAAGCAACATTTTTTGTTTGTTGTCCGAAAATCTCCCACACTCCATATACTCTGATTCGTTTAGAGTTTGGATCCTCATCACTTCTGAGATTCTTAATATCTCTTCTTTTATTAACTTTTCCATTAATGATAAATATTCAGTTAGAAGTTTAATGTAAAATTATGTTTTAGGACTTCCTCAACATAATTGTTATTGTGTGTAATTGTAATATCTTCATCATCTAAATTAATTAGTATCGACCCATTAGACCCTTCATTATTTTCCCAACCACCGTGAAACAAATCAATGACGTTGTAAGATATATCTTCCAATAGTGAATCCATTCTAACTTCCCCTTTGTCAGTTTCCATAAAATCATTTATCCATCCTTCATCACCACTACCTTCATATGTTAACAAAATTTCATTACCATATTTAGTTTTTAATTCATTAATGAATTCCTTATCTAAAAACCTTTCACGTTTATTTGGGTTATTTTGACTATACCAAGGGTTAGGTATATTAGCTAAATCAACAAAAGTTTTGGTTACACTTGTTTCCTCAGAATTTAGTTCTGGATACTCATATGTCACAACAACTTGTCTATCTTGAGCATTAATCTCAAAATACAAAGTTCCAGTTTCGTTATCATACATTTCATCATAAAAATTACTAGTGTCAAATCCTTCCACAATGTTGTCGAATAATTCTTCTATTGATTTAGGTATGAAACTTGGTTCATCAGTATACTTACCATTATAAAATGGTCCTCCTAAGTCATCCTCCCATTCACCGTCGTAATAATTTCTACTCCAACTTATCCCATCTTCTTCATTTAATGAGTTAAGTAATAATGAATATTTTTGTAGGTCTTTTTTTTGTATTTCAGTTAATTCCATTCTGCTTATTTATTTATAAATACATTAATCTTCAAACTCCAACTTTTTAGTTCTTGTTACCCAAGTAGGTCTCTCACCTGATATTAATATTTTCATCCACTCTGATGCCGAAGGAATGTGTCCGTCACAATCTTCTTTTACGTGTTGTTCCCCAACATATCTTGTGTAAACAATCTTCCCATCACTATTTATAAACTCAGACCCAAACTTTTGTTCCATTTCAAATATCCCCTCTGAATGGTGTCTGAAGGCTCTATGTAAGGAATGTCCGTACCAACCCTTACTCTCATCTAACCAATTGTGTAGATGTATATAATCTTCCCATTTTCCGCCAAACTTTTTGGCTGAACTTTTTGAATGTAGGTTTGGATGTGCCATTATTTTCTTATTTTTGATGCACTTTCTAAAAAGTGTTTTATTGTTTTATTTGTTGATCCGATGTTATCGTCATTAATTAATTCAGGGTTACTAAATTCCACCTCTTCAAGTAGTTTATGTTTAAGATATTTCTTATTACCTTCAATCTTAAACGTCCTACCATCCTCTATAAATAAACTTGGTAATTCAGAATTATAAATCCCATCAGGTGGGAACACTATACTATGGTGTCTCGCCAAATGATAAAACAAATCTTTATTTATTTGTGGATTTTTTTCCATATTATAATTATACAATATTTATAACTAAAAGGGAAGATGGCTTTAGATCAAAAAAAATACAAGATTTTTACAAAACAAATATACAATCATATAATTGACGATCAAGGTGAAAACTATCTTTTTAATCCTTCAAAAATTTACAAAGAAATCACTGATGATGAATTTCTACAGATTTTAACCCAAAGAGTTACAAACACAGATAAAATTAGATTATCATTTATGGTTTATCTATATGATTTGGAGGGTGATGTTGATCAATCGGTTAACGATGTTTTAAATCAATTTACTATTATTGAAAGTATGATCTTTAGTGAATTGGGTAGTGGATATTTTACGTGTCCCGAATGTCAGGGTAATGGAGCGTTTGATTGCAATGAATGTGACACTAATGGTGAATCCACTTGTGATCTTTGTGATGGATCGGGTGAAGATGAAACTGGTGATCCTTGTTATGGATGTAATGGTGATGGGGGAGTTACTTGCGGTAATTGTTCTGGAAGTGGGTTAGAAAATTGTGATGAATGTGGAGGTTCAGGTGAGGTTGAGAGTGAAGATTTGTTTTGGGAAAAGAAACTTCTAATAACGTACACTTTAAATGATGAATTAAGAAATTTAAAGTTAGGGACTTCATTAAGTAGTGAAGAAAGTGACGAAATAGA